ACAAGACAGTTATCGTTATTTACCGCTTGGATGATGGTAAACGGCGTGTTGTGTATTATCGGCGTTTTAATCGCAAGCCTTGGCCTGAGATGATTTCAGCCTTTAACCGCGTAGTATCTGATTACCAAGCTTTGGCTTGTCATGACGCTACTGGTATTGGCAATGTTGTGCACGATCTTGTTGACGAGCGTGTTATCAAGTTTGTGATGTCTGGTCCTAAGCGCACACAAATGCTTACTAACTATGTAACGGCTGTTGAGCAAGGTAAGTATCAATTACCTCGCAATACTCCTGCATACAATCAACACAAGTCAACTACTGTAGAGGAGGTTTATGGTGGTGGAGGTTGGAACTCTCATTTGTCTGATGACGTGGCTGCTTTTGCTTTAGCTCATCACGCTGCTGAGCGCGCATCGTTTGTAGCCGGTACAGAAGGGATTAAGAAAACAGAATATGCGCCTGCTAAGTTTAAAGAAATCACTGCTGTTCACGTTGAAGATGATCGCTACGTATCTCAAACTGGTGACGTAACTACTAAAGATTCTTACGAGGGTGTAGCGGTTTTTTGGACTTAGTGATTGCGCCCTAGCCATTGTGCGTTTAGTCTTAAGTTATCTATTGTCTCATCACTGGGGTGTTCATGAAAAAGTTCCTCAAATGGCTTGCATCTAGCCCAACTGCTTCAGCGCTTAAAATTGTTCTTAGTGGTTCTCTTGCTGTTTTAATTAATCAAATTGATTCGTTCGATTTACCGCCAGTAATTGCATTGCTAATTGTGGCTGTAATTCCTTTGGTTATTGATGCCTTGAACCCTCATGATCCTCGTTTTGGTAAGGGCAAAACACCTACTCTTATAGATTTCTTTGAAGCTATTGGTCCAGTTCTAGTTGCTCAGTCTAAGCCTGCAGAGACGAATGAATCGGCGGCGACACCACCCAAGAAGTCATAGTGGATAGTTCTATTATTCACGCTGGCCAGATAGCAGGAGCGTTAGTAGCAATCCTGACTTTAGGTGGAATCCTTGTTAAGTGGGGAATAGTAAAACCCATAAAGGCTTACATTGACCAAATGACTTATTCTATTCAGCCTCACGCTAACGGTGGCAAGTCTTTACCAGACATTGCTAATGCTGTTCATCGATTGGAAGAAAAACTCGATAAGCACATTGAAACAGACCATTCGTGTAAATAGGCGTGGTGTATGATTAATTCATACCCGGAGGAATCATGGAAATCAAACTCATCAAGTCTGTTCAGCGTTTGCTTGCGAATGTTTTTAATGAGTATCTTCATGCTCATGGCTTTCATTGGAACGTTGTTGGTCCTCAGTTTGCTCAGTTGCATGAGTTTTTTGAAGAGATTTATGAAGATGTGTACAGCTCAATTGATTCAATTGCGGAGATACTTCGTAAATTAGATGTTAAGTCGCCTTTTCAACTGTCGCAGTTTATTAAACTAAAAAGCACACCTGAGTCTGATGCATCTAACGCTATGGACATGATTTCGGATCTTGCCATGATTAACAATGCTGTTATTGCTAACTTAACTGAAGTGTTTGATTATGCCAACAAGTTGAATCTTCAAGATATTTGCAATTTTGTTTCTGGTCGCCTTGAGATGCATCAAAAGTGGGCTTGGCAGCTTCGTTCGTTTAAGGGTTAGTTGTGGCGTCTTTAATTGCTTTGAGTTACATTGCTAAATCTGCAGTGTCTAAGGTTTATGAGTTTGACAGTAAAAGGCATAAATTAAAGCCTGGCGAGCACTTGGTTGTTACTGGTCGCGGTAAGCCTAAGCTGGTTATGACTAAAGATGAGTATGTTGAACATAAGTTAAATAATCATAAACGAGAGTTTCGCGAGGGTGCCCATAAGCGTGGTTATACGACTCTTGCTATTGATCCTAACCACAATCCACAGTTTGCTAACATGCTTCGTCATGAAATTAAAAGAGGCAAGCCTTATAGTGCATCAGGAAATAATAATTTAGGTCCAATAATACAAAACGTTAAGCATGGAAAAGTTCGTAGTGTTGCTGACAATAAATTACGTAAAGTTCCTGTGCATGACTCTAGAGCCAATGCTTCTTTGTTTGATACGAATTTAACCAGGAGTAATCGTTCTTCTTTAGATCAATATAATAAAACTACGGGTTTTAAGCCTAAAAAAGGGTCTAAAGAAGAAGTTATTCACAGGTCTAAACATGCTGTTCGTGGTGTTCATTATGGCAGTAAGCCTAAAACAGATCATGATTACAAAATTCATTACACGCAAAATATGGTTGATGAAGAGGTAAATCGTCATACTAATCCTTTGGAACAAGAACAATTTAGAATTATTATGTCAATGCGTAATGCGCGCAAACCACTTACTCCTAAGCAAATTGCAGCTAACAAAGCACAAGTGGTTAGTATTCAAAGAGAAATTGATATGCATAACAAAAAAGCTGTCAAGCACCAAAAGTATGTTAATGATTTAGTTGGACATAGCAATAAAAAACTTATAACCAATAGTGGAATGCTAGGTGCAGGTAATTATGCCTATTGATACTCCTGCGTGGACTCGCGAAGAAGGTAAGAATCCTAACGGCGGTCTGAATGCTAAGGGTCGCGCTTCTGCTCGGGCTGAGGGTCATAATCTAAAACCGCCAGTTAAGGCTGGCAACAATCCTCGTCGCGCTTCGTTTCTTGCACGTATGGGTAACATGCCTGGACCAGAACATAAGCCAAATGGCGAGCCTACTCGTTTATTGTTGTCGTTAAATGCCTGGGGCGCTTCGTCTAAGGCTGATGCTAAAAAGAAAGCTCATGCTATGAGTGTTGAAAAATCAATGGAGTATAGTGTAGTTATGAATCAATCACGTTTTGGTGGCGTTAGCGCTGTAGGTAAGGCATATGTTGAGAAAGCTGATAAGGCTCACTATGCTGAGAAGCTTCTTGCAGAGGTAACTAATCTTGCTGGTCAGATTAACCACAAGGCTCCAGAGATGGCTTATAAAAAAGGTGTTCGTGTAGGTATGCGACATAACGCTAAAGTGCTTGTGCCTGTTGGCGCTGCAGGTGGGTCTGCAGTAACTGCTGCAGGTATGACTGCGCATAGTCGTCATAAGCGTGAGCCCATGCCAGTTGTTGTGGTCAAGGCAGACGAACCAGCATACGATCAAATGGGTCAGCCTGTTCAACAAAAGAAGCGCAATCCTTTGTCTAACATGTCTGGTAATGCAAAGCTTGGTACTGCTGGTGGCGCTATTGGTCTTGTTGGTGCTAAGCGTATGGCTTTTGCCGGTACTCTTCCAGGTGCTTTGAAGTCACAGGCTGATGCTGCTGAACATCGCGTTAAGTTTGAAGAACGTATGGCTACGGCTCAAAATGGTCGAGTACAACAGGCTGCCACTATTAGAAACCCTATTACTCGCCGTCGTCAAGTAAGAATGCATAATTTTTATGCAGATAAAGCAGCGTCAAACTTGGCATCTGCTGAGAGCAAAAAGATTATGGCTGATAACGCTTTGAAGGCTGCTCCTGCTAAGAAGTTGGCTCATCTTAAGTCTGGTGGCGCTTTGGTTGCTACTGGTGCTGCTTTAGGCGGTCTGGCTGCTTACAATAACGCTAAAGAACGTAAGACTAAGGGTAAGTAATGACTATCAACCAGTCTCGTTATGGTGGCGCTGCTGAGGTTGGTCGCGCTCCTACAAAAGAACCGCGTAAAGATTCTAAGCGCCCTTTAGTTACTCTTGCCGGTGGTACTGCTGCTTTAGGTGGCGGTGTAACTGCTACACAGGCTAACAAACGCTTGCCTAGTTTCAGGTCTGTTCAGGATGCTGCTCAGAAGCTTGAACAATCAGCTACTAGTAAATACAATCAGCGTCACTTACCTAACACTGTTCTTATGCGACACGATCTTGGCGTTGGGCTTAAGGGCCCAAATCAAAGAGTTAGCACTAGTTATTATGAAAATCAATTAAAGCGGTTAGAAGGCGAGACTGGCAAGGCTAATAGAAACGTACGTCGCGTACGTAACGTACGTACTGCTGGTCTGGCGGCTTTGGCTACTGGTCTTGGCGTGATGGGTGCGTCTGCTATACAGCATGAGCGTTCTAGAGGTACTATTGGGTACAAACGCCCAACTAATCGACATGAAGCATTGCGTCAGGCTGGTCCGACTTCGGCTGCTGAGGCACGCTACCGTCGTACGAATGGAATGTAATGGCTGACGATGTAAGGCTGTCCTATCGTGACACAGATAGTTTAAACGCAACTCCTGCAGATATTGCGGGCATGGTTGAGGCCAATAAGGCTTCGCCTTTTATGGAACTTGGTACTACTGGTCTTAAGCGTGCCGGTGGTTACATTGATGAGCAGTTCCTTCCGCAGTTGCGTGGTCGTAAAGCTGTTCAAATTTACAAGGAAATGGCTGAGAATGATCCGCTTATTGGGTCGTTGTGGTTCACTGTTGATCGTTTGATTCGTAATGTTGAGTGGCGCGTTGAGCCTGCTGGCAAGTCTAAAGAAGATACTCAGAATGCCAAACTTGTTGAAACGTGTATGGATGACATGTCTCATACGTGGGATGACTTCATTTCTGAGGTTTTGACGTGTGTTATTTTTGGCTGGTCTTGGCATGAGATTGTGTACAAGAAGCGTGTTGGTCCTTGGGAAAAAGATGGCTCGCGTCGCTCTAAGTACACGGATGGAATGATTGGTTGGCGCAAGATGCCAATTCGTGCTCAGGAAACTTTGTTGCGTTGGGCTTTTGATGATTCTGGTGATGTAACTGCTATGGTGCAGTTGGCTCCGCCTCGCTTTGAAACTACTGTTCTTCCTATTGAGCGTTCGTTACTGTTCCGTTACCGTCATACAAAGGGCAATCCTGAGGGCATGTCAATGCTTCGTCAGGCTTATCGTCCTTGGTACATGAAGAAGCGTCTTGAAGAGTATGAGGCTGTTGGTGTAGAGCGTGACTTGGCTGGTCTTCCTATTGTGAAGGTTCCTGCTGAGTTTTTGCGTGCTAAGCCAGGGTCACAGCAGGCTCAAACTGTTGAGGCTTTCAAGCGTATGGTGAAGTCTGTGCGTCGCGATGAGCAAGAGGGCATTGTGTTTCCTATGGCTTACGATCAGGACACTAAGCAACCTTTGTATTCGTTTGAGCTTATGGGTGGTGGTGGCGCTCGTGCATTTAACACTAATCAGATTATTGAGCGTTATGAGCAGCGTATCTTGATGTCTGTATTGGCTGATTTTATTATGGTTGGTCATCAGGGTGGAGGCTCTTACAGTTTGCATACCGATAAGACTGGTATCTTCCGAACATCACTGAACGCTATTGCGCAGTCTATTGCGGATACATTGAATCGGTATGCAATCCCTCGTTTGTTTGTAGTGAATGGCATTAAGCCTTCTGAACTTCCTAAGATTGTTCCTAGTGATGTTGATAGCCCAGACATTGCCCAGTTGGCGCAGTTTATGTCTTCTATGGCCTCTACTGGTGTTACTTGGTTCCCAGACCCAACTATGGAAAACTTTGTGCGTGATGCTGCTCGTCTTCCTAAGCTCAGTGAAGAGGAAGAAGATCGTCGTCGTCAGATGCAGATGCGTACTGAGGCTACACAATTTGCGCAGGCTAATACTGAATATTTGCAGGCTAAGCAAATGTATCGCCAGACTGTAATGAGTGAAATGGGTGAGCAACCTATGCAGCAAGGTCAGCCTGGTCAGCCCAATCAACAAGGTAGTCAACCAAATGCTGGTCAACAAGAAAGTCAACAGCCAGTCCCACAACAGGAGCGGTAGTGTTTATTACTGAACTTGAAAAGTCTGCTGAAAAAGTTGTCGCTGGGTCTTGTGCTCTTATTGCTAAAGAGAATAATGCAGATGCCGCCAAACTAGTGCAGTTCTTTTTAGATGATGCTCGTCGTGATGGTATTGATTTAAAGACTACGATGGAGGCTTTGGCACGTGCGGGTATTGTTGTTGCCTTGTTAGCTGCTGAGCCTGATTCAGAAGAAACGTTTGATCGTGTTATTCAAAGGCTGGGCGCTGTTCATGAGTGATAACAAGTCAAATCGTAGGAATGCTGCCGAGCGTACTGCCGGTGGCGCGGCTGTTTTTGGTGTTGGTGCAGGCGCTCGTTTTATTAATGACAATCGTTTTGCCGACGGCAAGAAGCCTACTATCTTGCATGCTGTTAAAAATAAGACATTTTCGGGCACTCATGCAAGGTATCTTGGCGCTAAGGCTGGAGCGCGTGCGATTCAGGGTGCTGGTCTAACCGTTGCTGTGCTGGGCGGTAAGCAAGTTGTTACTGGTAAAAATAATGAAAAGTTTCGTTTGGGTCATGAGGTTGTTCGACCTTTGGTTGGCGCCGATAAGATTGAAGAAAAGGTGAATGAGCATATGTCTAAGGCTCGTGAAGAAGACCCAATAATTCGCAGTAAGCAGCGAACTCGTCGTTATGCTCAGGTGGGTGGTGCTATTGGTGGTACTGCTTTGTTAATGCGTTCTCCCGAATTGGCTACTGCCGTTTCGCGTAATTCTAAATCTAAAATTATTTCTACTGCTCAGCGTCTTGAGCCTAAAACTACACGTGCTTCAAATACTTTGCTTGCTGTTGGTGGCGGAATTGGTGCTGCGGGTGCTTTTAACTCTGCTCACATGCAAAAACTTGAGGCTAATAAATTGAAGCAAGATAAGCTCGCTAATATTGGCAAGGCATTTAAAGATAAGCGCCCAAAGTCTGACAGAGATAAGTACGCTGTTGCTGGTGGTGCTGGTCTAGCGGCAGGCGCTGCTTTTCCTACTTTACAAAAACTTCCTCATGATCAGGGTGCTTCTAATCGTATTACTGAGCAATTAAAGGGTAGTCACGAGGGTGAAGTTAAAGTTGCTGATGTGCGCGGAGTTGCTCGTGGTCCCGGTAAGCGTTTTGGAGCAGAGCGTAACCAAGCAAAACTTACTCATGCTATTGATGTAAAAGGCTACGACAAGACTCGCCCAGTTGAAGTTTCTCGTTTTGCTAATGGTCAGATGATGGTTACTGGCGGTCATCACCGCTTGCATGCTGTTGAGGATTTAGGTCATGAAACGGTTGCTGTTCGTGTGCGCAATGAAGCTGGAAAGGCTCCGCGTTCTGTAGTTCCTTTGTACGATTCTGCTAAATACATTAAAGATGTTATTGCAAACCGTCAGCCTCGTAAGCCTTTGGATGCGGAAGGTCGTAAGAGAGTACAGGCTCTTGCTGCGCAAAAAACTCCAAAGCATATCGAGCGTGCTAACCGTATTAAGAGTGTTTCTGAAGAAGCAATGCAAGGCCTTAAGACTCCGCGTAATAAAGCAATTGTTGCTGCTACCGCTGCTGCTGGTGCTACTGCTTACGGGGCTAATAAGTTAAACAATAAAGGTAAAGTTTCTAAGCGTGATGATAAGTTCTTGACGCAGTACCGTGATCGTATTAGCCCTAGTGCTGAGGAGGGCTATAAGTATCTTAAGCGTGGTACGCGTAGTCGTCAGTTTGATGCTGCGGGTAATGCTGCTTTAGGTACTGGTCTTTTAGTACATGCTGGTCACATTGCTGCTAAAAAGCGTCCTATGGCTGCACTTGAGGGCTTGGGCGGCGCTATTGCTTTAAAGACTGCTTCGGATAGTCATGCTGATTCTCAGGTGTGGAATTCTAAACTTGGTAAGATTAAAGCTGCTGCTAAACAGCGTGAAATTGATAATACTTGGGGTAAAGACCGTAGGGTTGATGTGGCTAAAAGCATTTGGGTTGAAAAAGGCCTTAGTGTAGGATTGCCTTACCCAAAGGGTATTCGTCGTGCTTCTGGTATTCGTGCAGGTCATTTGATGCGTACTCGTTCGGGTAAAACGGTTTCTGTTCGTGGTTCTGTAGGTTAGGGTAAACACATGACAATGCTTGGTGCTATTCGTAAGGCTGTTGAGGCTGATCCTATTGGCGGTTCTGCTCTTATTGATGAGGTTGTTTACTCTTATCTTGCCGACCAGGCTGAAGAGTTGCGCCCTGAGATTGAGCAGTTGCTTAGTTCTTTTATGCAAGAGCGTGTGCTTGTTGCTAAGCGTGCTTTAGGCCGTTCTTATGTTGAGTCTGTTGTTGAGGGTGATTATCCTTCTGAGGACATTCAAAAGAGTGCTCAGTGGATTGCTGGGCTTGAGATGTTTATTCATGATTCTTTGGTGCAAAAGGATGACCTTGAAGGGTCTGATTTGTACGCGTTTAATCGTAAGCATCCGCGTGGTGCTGGTGGTCGTTTTCGTCGCGGTATTGCTCCTTACAACAAGGAAAAAGGACATCCTACAACTACTCGCAGAATGGAACAGATTAGTCCTAATTTGCGTAATGACTCTGTGCTTGATGACCCAGAAAAAGAAGGCAGAATCATTTCTCCATATGCTGATAAAGATGTTGTTCAGCAAGAGCAGCATCAGTATGAAGAGGCTAATAAAGTTGTTAACTCTATGCTGCGTAACTTTAGCGGTAAGAGCCTAGATGACATTAACGTTATTGTTAACCTTACTGATGGCAATAATGGCAATAGGTACTCTCGTTCTTACAGTGCTAAGTCTATTAAGCAAGCTGGCGGATTTGATATGGATGATCCAAGTAAGTTGTGGACTGTTGGAGATATTATTAATGACTTTGAGCTTGAGGCTAAGTCTGGAGCGCCAGATGTTGTTCAGAATCAAATCAATGCTTACAACACTTTAGGCAATACGGGCAATGCTGCGGTAGCGTCTTTGGCTACTGTTGACCCTGATCGTCTAAAAGCTCTTGGTGGGGCTTTTAATTATGGTGATTCACAAAAGAATACAAAGCTAGGTAATTTCTTTAACCGTTTGGGCGTTGGCGGTAGTGTCATGCAGCAAGTTCCGGGCATGGAAAAGTATGGCGATTATGCTCGTTTTGTCGGAACTATGGGACCACAAGCCGAGGATGCGCTTGGCCCTTATGTTCAGCAAGCTGCTTACCGTTACCGCGGTACTGAGAAAGAACCAGATTTAGAACTTATTCGTCAGTTTAATAGCAAGACTATGCGTGCTGTTGATGCTGCTGCAGAGTCTCGCACTAAAATGAGCGACATTTCTGACACTATTATGAATGCTGCTTCTGACCGTGCTAATCAGAGCGACATTACGTTACAGGCTGCTAGTCATCAGATTAATAACCTTTCGCGTACTCGCGGAGGAGCCTTTACCCCTGATGAGCTTTCTCTTAATGTGCGCGCTGATGTGGCTGCACATCACATGTTACAGACTTTGCCTGACGATCCTTTTATTGCTCGTGTTAGCGCTAAATCAGGAAACATTCTTCCTTCGCAGGGTGTCATTATTGATGCTGATGGCGATGTAGTTTCACAATCAGTTGGTTTTTCTGATGACCATTATTTGCCGTTTGACCTTAAGAATCTTAAGTCTTTGCGTGGCGGTCAGTATGTTCGTACTCGCCAGCAGGGTGGTTTGACTGGTGAAGACATTTATGCGTCTATTCGTAGTGGTACTCGCATGGCTACTGTTGTTTCATCTTCTGGCGTGTACTCTATTGAGTTTGATCCTAACTTCCGTGGTGCTCGTGCTAATAGCGATAAGGCTCGCTCAATGTACGACCGTTACTTAAAGATTCTTGATGCTGTAGATAAATCTGGTCTTTATGTTCAAGACATTTCTTCTGCTGAAAAGGCCCAGCTGAGAGCTCAAGCTCAAAGTATGGGTGATAAAGATGATGTTATTTTTGATCGTTTCTTGGAAGAGCGTCGTCAGGCTAGCCAATCTTTAGATTCTGGCACAATTGCTATTTTGCAAGAAGAAGCCACTGCACAGGTTGATTCAGAGGGCTTTAAGCAAAAGGGCGACCGCTATAACCGTCGCGTTGAAGAAGTGTTTGAAGAGTTGGCTGACGAGAAACTTAAAGAGCGAGTATCTCAGCTTTCTTTGAACGCTAAAGGTTACGATGTTGCTTTGCGTACATTACAGCAACAGTTCCCTTATTTTATTCGCAATGTGTCTTACCAGCCTTTGACTAGCAAGCAAGAAGGTGAAGGGTTCTTGCAGAGCCTTAACCAGTCTGGCAAACTCGGTGCTCGTCAAACTCTTGGTGCTAAGGATGAGGGTTATGTTAATCCTGGTGGCTTGCGTCCTGAAAAGATGCGTCAGGGCTTCTATGCTCCGTCTCGCCAGTCTTACAACAAGTTTAAGAATGAAGATTATTACGGTGGCGGGTCTAACGAAGAAGTTGTGGAAGAAAAGACAACTGGCAAAAAGGCTGTTGCTACTGGTGGCGCTAAGGGTGCAGTTGCGCCTAAGTCTGCTTTCTTGGCTCGTGTTGAGGCTTATTCTTCTGGCCAAAAAGATAAAGGCTTGAAAGCTATTAAGCAGTTAGACATTTTGCTTAACACTATTCCTGCTGATGCTGCTATTGGTGATGTGGACAAGAGCATTACCTGGAATGATGTCAAAGATTTGGATGATGCTGCTGCTTTGAAGTGGCTTTTGCATCCTGGCAATGGCGGCTTTACTAAGCCTTTTGAAAGCGACCCTGATCGCGTAACTAGTTTGTTAAGTAACAAGAAACTAGTTGATGAAACGCTCGGTATGTACAAGACTAGTGCTGAGTCTGGCCATGGTTTGGGTAGTTTTGGCGACTTAGAAACTATGTCGAACAAGATTGTTGAAGCGGGTAAAATTGCCTCTATGTCTAATTCGTTTAGCAATCCTTTTGCTGACGAAATTGCAGGGGATGAGGGTTACTTTTATGCCGGGGCTAAGCCAATGGCTATTAAAGATTTGGCTCTTGTATCTGACTCGTCTTCCATTAATGCTTTGCTTGAAAAGAACCCTGGCGTAGCTAATGCTTTTAATGATCTAAAATCAATTGACGAAGGCGCTATTCCAACTACTCTTAAAGAGTACTTTAAGATTATTGCTGATGTTAAGAAAGCACATGATAGCGTTCTTTCTTTGGCTGCTGCCGATGCAGAGACTGCTAAGAAAACTTACACTGTTGACGAAGTGTTACGCCAAGCTGGTGTTAGTGAAGACGAGTGGAAGAAAGCAATTGGTAATCTTAATGATTTAGTTCCTTATGGTTACAATTCAACGCTTCCTATGTCGCAGTTTAAAGATTATGTAATTAAACAGCGTGCAAGGAATCTGCAAGACGCACGGACTTTACTTACTGCTGATCGCTTGATGTCTGCTATGTCTGGCGGTGAAGAACCCCCAAAAGCACCGGCTCCAGTGGAGCCGTCACTGGAGCCAACGGCGAAGAACCTAAGCAAGGATTACTGGTCCCAACAGGATCCAAGCTTCCAGAGCCTAAGCAAGGGGCGCTTGTCCCCACGGGTTCAAGTCTTGAGCAAAAGCCATCCGTTAACGCGGGAGATTCAAATGCGCAAGAGCCTGAACCTGCCGTTAGTGAGCAGGAAGCAAAAGTAGATAAGATTCGTCAAAGTATTCATTCAATGATTGGCATGAAGACTGTCGCCAATGAAATGGATAGTTTGGTTAATACTGCTTTGATTAATGAGCGTAGGCGCGAGGCTGGCTTGCCTGTGTCTAGTAGTTCTAATCATCTTGTGTTTACTGGTAATCCTGGAACAGGTAAGACTACTGTTGCGACCAAGCTTGCTGATTTGTACCACGCTACAGGTATTTTGCCTAAGAATACTGTTACTGTTACTGGCCGCGATGAGTTGGTCGGTGAGTATGCTAACAACATTTCTAACAATGTCACCAAGATTTTTAATAAGGCACGCGGTGGTGTTTTGTTTGTTGATGAGGCTTACATGCTGTCTGATGATAATCTCGGCAAAGAAGCAGCCACTCAGTTGATGAAACTTATGGAAGAGCATAAGGACGATACTGTGGTGATTGTTGCTGGTTATCCTGACAAGATGAAAGAATTCATCAACATTAACCCTGGTATGAAGTCACGGTTCTCTCGTACTATTAATTTTCCTGATTATTCTGAGGCTGATCAAAAGAAAATTCTTTCGAGTATGTTTAAGGGCAATCAGGATAAAGTTAAAGACACGGCTACTGCTAGTGCTGTTTCTGCTGCTGTAAAGGTGTACTCAAAGCAGGGTGGTAATGGTCGTGCTATGGAGCGTTTGCATTATGATTTGTATAAGGCTCGTTCTTCGCGTTTGGCTAATCAACCTAATGTGTCTGATAAAGATTTGAGCGTCTTTACTATTGAAGATGTTCAGAATGCTTTGGATCGTCAAGGATATAAGCCTCGCAAGCAAGCTGCTAAAAAACCGGCAAAGAGAGTGGAACAAAGTGAAGCGTTGGTGGGCTAGTCCTGAAGACTCTATTGCTGCTTTGAGTGTCGTTGACGATTCTGATGTGGTCAATGGGGCGGGGGTAGCGTTCTTGGGCTATCACGGGCTTGTTCAGAAGGCTTTACAGCCATTGACTCAGGAAACTCTAGTAGATACACACAAAGTTCGCGAAGCCCTGTCTAAGGTTGATTTAGAGCCTGTTATGAAGGCTTTAAGAGAAGCCACTAAGCCTGTTATGGGTGACGCTTCTGAGCGTTATGGCCAGTTGCTTGCTGAAGAAATACATAAGCGTGCTGTGGTGGCTACAGAGCGTCTTTTAAACACTTGGACTAATAACGGTATGCCTTGGCCTCAGGCTATTGAAAAAGCTGCTGAGGTTCATGGTGTTCCTTTGGAGCGTCTTGGGCGTTATGCAACTGTTATGAAGGCTGTTGGTATTACTCCGCTTGTTCGCGCTGATTATGCTGATCGTGAGTTGATGGCTTATGCATCGGAGTTTGGTAATCGCGAGGCTGTTACTGATAACGCTTTAGTTATCAAGCAGGAAAAACAAATGAAGTTTAATGAAGAGGATCATCCGCGCAACCCTAATGGTGAGTTTAAAAACAAAGAAGATAATGTTTCTTCGATTAGCGATAAGTTAAATAGGTTAAACCGTATTAATCGCATGAATCGCATTAACGGTGTTAATCGTAAAGCTGCTGCGTCTAAGAAAACTGAAACTGTTACTGAAAAGCCAAAAGAAGAAAAAAAGTTTGAAGAAAAGCCTGCTTTTGGTGCGGTTAAGTACGGTGCAGTTAAGTATGCTCCTGTTAATTACGGCAAGAAAACTTTTAAGGCTGTTAATTTTCCTCCGCGTACACCTGAAGGACCAAAAGAAACTGATTTTGAAAAAATTGATGACCCGTTTAGGTGGGACAAAACTGTCTATATACCTATTAGCGGAGAAACGTTTGAAAAAATTAAGTACACCTTGAATGGTTATTTCTTTATTGGTGAATTGGATAAAAATGGCGTTGAGGCCATTAATGAAGATGAAATGGAAGATTGGGTAAAGGCCCAAGGGAATGGCGCGACTGTAAAGTCTGGTATTCAGGCTATGCGCGAAAATAATGTATTTCTTATGCGATCTAATTACACTCCGGTTAATCCAGCAACTATGGATGGCAAATTTGGTAGTAAAAAGGTTTATGACAATTTGCATGAAGATACTGGCTCTGCGCATGTTGTTCCTAGAGCAAAATTTACTATGGTGCCTAATGGTGGCGAGTTATTGCAAGTTGGCGGTAACAGCAACTTGGTGTTACAAGCTTGGTTAATTAATTTAGAAAACTCAGACTTTGATGATTTTTCTAAAAGCCTTCAATCCGCTCAATTGCAGCATTTTAACGAAGAACATCCACGTGGAGAAGATGGAAAGTTTTCTTCTAAAGATGATGTTGTTGATATTCGCAATGCTCGTCTTGATCGTATGAATCGTATGAATCGTATGAATAAGGTAAATAACAATAACCGAGCTGCACAGATGAAACGTTTAATAGAGCAGCGCAAGTTAATTGACGAGAAACAAGCTGAACTTGAGCAAAAGTTTGGCGACGTTAAATACGGCAGAGTTAAGTATAACGATAGAAAATTTGGCAATGTTACTTGGTCTAGCGTTAATTACGGCAATAAGCCATTGCCTAAGCCTTTAGATCTTGGCGATAAACTGGCTATGTTTGTTGGTATGGAGCAGGTTGGCGATATACATGATTTTGATTTGGCTAGTGCGATTCCTATTAAAATTGGTGATGTTAAGGGTATAGAAGACTTCAAGTCACCTAGACCTTTAATTGATGAATCTATGTATGAAACATTAAATGATGACGTTCCTTCATCGAGCAGAACAACTGCTTTACAAAAAATTACTGAAGATGCTGACACTTATTATGCTAGTCATGATGGTTACGCTACAGACAAATTTTATGCTACTGATAAGTATGGCGATAAAGAAAAATTTGATGGTTATTCTAATTTAGACGATGCAATGGAGTCTATTGCTAATAATGCCCCTAAAGATTTAGTCGAAGGAACAATTGTGTGGCAGCCTTTTCTTGAAGAGGTTAAAAATAATTATGGAGACGAAACTGATGATATTTATGTTGGCTGGGAAGGCAATGACATATCAGATGCTATTCGTGTGGTTTTAGGAAACAAAGAGGATTTTGCGGCTTTAAGGGACGGCAATGCTACAATTCAAGAGGTTGATGGTGTTAATTGTCTAGCTGATTTGCTTTTAAAGTCTACTAATAATGGTGAAAAATTGAGTGTTAATTATGTTTTTGAACTTTTATTTGAGGGTGGAACTAAAAACAATATAGGCACTAATCCGCCAATTGAGGCATATACCATTAAGATAAATAATAGTTAGCAGGAGTTATGATGGATTCATTTGAAGTTGTTAAGTCTTTGCACGAAGTCGACCCGGGCTTTGTCGAGCTTTGCAAAACCCTTTTTGGCGATGCTGTGCATGCCGAGGATGTATGGGAGTACTTGTATACCGTTGATGGTATTTCTAAGATGGACTCAGCTGACGTTCATGTTAATAATGCTGGTAGGGGAAAGTTAGTCCCGCGGGAGCGCACTCCTCAAATTCCTCGTGTCAAGGTTCCTAAGAAGATTAACCCTAAGATGAAAGACGGCACTATCATCGATAACACTGATGCTATGAGCAAGTCTGATGATGATTTTGACATTACTTGGGCTGGCGAGTTTGCTAAGGCTGACGAGGATAAGCGTCAGGTTTTTGGTTGGGCTTCTATTGTTGAGGTTGATGGTCAGCCTGTTATTGATCGTCAGGGCGATTGGATTTCTCCTGAGGAAATTGAGAAGGCTGCTTACCAGTATGTTCTTAATTCTCGTAAGGCTGGGCATCAGCATAAGCGCGATGGGGACCAGCCATTCCATGCTGGTGACATGATTGAGTCTTTTGTTATGACTCCTGAGAAGGTTGAAAAGATGGGCTTGCCTGACTCCACTCCTATTGGTTGGTGGGTTGGCTACAAGATTCATGATGATGACGCGTGGCAGAAGGTTAAGAAGGGCGAAGTTACTGGCTTTTCTATTCATGGCCGCGGTAAGCGTAAAGAAGCATAGTTATGGGTTATTTATCTGCAAATAACCAAAATACAACCAGCCCTTATGCTGGTTTTGCGGCAGCAGGCGGTGTAGGTGGCGCTGTTCTTGGCCACAAGTTTGGCGGCGGACCTAAAGGCGCTTTAGTTGGCGCAGCGCTTGGCGCGGCTGGGGTGGGCTCGCAAGCACGCTTTGTTAAAACCAAGAAGCCTAGTGTGAGCCAAACACTTACTGCAAGCAATGTTTCTAAAGGTACTAACTTTAAGGATTACGAAAATCTTCCCGAGAATGTTCGTTCATGGACGGACAAGGGTCCTTTTATTCGTCGTAATCCTGTTTCTCCTACGGACATGCTTTCTTCTGGAATGATGATGGCTGAGGCTCAAGCTGCCGGTATGGGGCGTAATCTCACGCGTAAGCAAAAGAAGCGCATGGGTAATAATGTTAAGAATTATGGCGAGGGGCGTATGTTTATGTACAGTCCTCTTAGTCGTGGAAGTATGATGACGTGAGTGGCGCTCCTTCTAACAAGCCTCAGTCTGAGAAAGAACTAAAGACTGCTAGGACTCTTAACACTGTTGCCACTATTGGTGCTGGTCACGCTATTGTTGCTTCTACTCCTGCTGAGTGGCGTGCTAAGGTTCCTGGCCGTAAGAAGTTAGTTAGTGCTGGTTGGCTTAATGAGCCACAAGCTCATGTTAAAAAACCGCTTCCACCTAAGTTGGCGCGTTTAATGCCTAAGTCTGGTACTTCTGCAAAAATTGCTGCGGGGACTGCTGCTGGTGGTTGGCTTACTCTTCATGGTGGCGAGCTTGCTGGCGACATTATGGCCCGTAGGTCTATTAATAATCAAATCTCACAATTGCCAGAAAATAAGGGTAAGGTTGATTCTGTGAAAAAGAATGATCAGTCAATGATTAGCAAGGCCGAGGGTTCTGTTAGTCGTAATGGACACGGTAAAGCTTTGGACGCTACCGGTTCTTTAGCTATGGCAGGTGGTGGTGGTTATGCGCTTAGCCGTATACCAGGGTTTAAGGAGGCTTCGCGCGATGAAAAACTTACGCGTGCACTGGCTCCTTCACGTAACCGTTTTACGTTAGATGCTCAACGAGACATTATTGATGCTATGAAACGTAAAAGTCGCGCTGGCAATAAGGTTGCTGCTGGTGGTCTTTTGGCAGCAGCAGGTTTGGCTGAGCATGCTCATAGTAAAAAAGTAAATAAGTCTTTGGTTGAGGTTGCTAAGGGCGCTAATACTGCTACTGCTCTTGGCGCTACTCCTACTATTGGATCTATTGCTGCACCTATTTACAATGCCACGCAAGCGCGAGATGGTCGTAAGGCTGCTGTTGCTGGCCGTACTTATGGATCTATGATTGCTTACGGCACAGGCGCGGCAGCTCTTGGTACGGGTGCGCTGTATGCTAACGCTGCAAGAAAAGGCGCCAAGCCTATTGTTAATACTGCAGCTAAACCAGGTATAAGCCGCGCCGCAGCTACTTTTGGTCATAAGCCAGCTATTGCTGCGGGTCTTGGTGTTTTAGGCGGCTTGGGTTATGGCGCACGTCGCGCTAACCAAAATGCTGTTAAGCGTGGCGACATTGTTAAGGCTTATCGTCGTTTTGATCCTGAGGCTGACCGTCAGCGTCGCGCTGGTCTTTACACTGGTGTTGGCGTTTTGGGTGCGGGTTTGGCTGGTCGTGAGGCTGCTAATCATTTCACGACTAAGGCAAAAGACGTTCAGGGTGTCACGGTTCGCGGTGTTGTGGCAAAGCCTAAGAAGGGCAAGTTGGGTCTAGGTTTGGCTGCTGTTGCTGGTGCTTCTGGTGCTTTTGGTGCTCATTCGTACAAGAGTGGTTTATCTACTCGTAATCAGCCTTGGACATAAAAGTTCTTAAGTCTAATGCGAACCAACCAAATGTGTAAGAAGATTGGATTATTATGAATCATAATGTTAAGAGACTGTTCGACATCGAAATCGATGAAGTGTCTGTAGTTGACCGTCCGGCCAATCAGCATGGTCTTATCGCTTTTGCAAAGAATGACTCTTTTGATGAATTGGAGACCGGAGTGCCTGAAGAACTGTATGACGAGACGGGTGAAGAAATCCCTGTTGAAGTTTTGGAACATGGCGATATTGTTTTTGATGCTGAGGGCAACGAGTTTGTCTATGTTGAAGATGATGAAGACGATGATGATGTTGAAAAGGCAATTGCTTTAGAGGCTGGAAACATCGGCGAAAGATTAGCTTCGCGTGGCGGTAAGCGCGTTGAGCAATTCAAAGATTTCTTTGCACCTAAGACGGGTGCACGGAAGTGGCTACCTGGCCAAGTTGGTCCTGGTGGTCAGCAAGCATATAAAGATGCTCGCCAATTAAATAAAACGCGTGTTGGAATTGCAGGTGCTGGTGTACTTGGAGTTGGCGGCACGGGATACGCCTTATCAAAGGCAGAAATGAGTGATCATATGAGTCTAGGTGACTCGGTTCTAGAAGAACTAAGCAAAGCGGTCACCGAGCGTGATCGCGAATACATTATTGCTAAGGCAATGGATGAAGTTGAAATCGCAAAGGCTCAGGCTGCAGAAGCGTTCGAATATGCTGCTGCTCTTGAAGACGCTCGCGTTGAAGAAGCTTTCATCTCTAAGGCAGCAGAGTACAACCTACCTGTTGCGCCTGAAGTATTCGGCCCTATCTTGAAGTCAATCGCTGAAGCGCTGACTGAGGATGAGTTGGAACTTCTTGACGAACTTTTCTCGGCTATCGGTGATTCACTGTATGATGAGATTGGTTACGTTGGCGAATCTTCAAACTCTTCAGTACTTGACACTGTTAGTGGTCTTGCTTCTGAGTTTGTTGGCAAGTCAGACGTTTCCTACGAACAGGCTTATGCTGCAATGTTCGAAGCTAACCCAAGCGCATATGACGCTTACCTAACCGAAGGACGATAAGCCATGGCTTTTGAAGATACCCTCAAATCTATCAGTCTGAATGCTGATAGCTCGATTGCTGGTTTTACTGGCGTATCGGGTGTTGCTGCAGGTGGTGGCCCGTCTACTTTCGTTAAGATTGCGTCCATCACTGGTACCGATACAATTAATACATCTACCGCACACGGTTATTCTGTAGGCGATGTTGTTTACATTGCTAATGCAACTACTGCCGGTAACAATGGTGGTTTTACAGTTACAAGTATTGGTAGTTCTACGTCTTTCAAGACTGGCGCTACTTACACTAACCAAGCTGCTGCCGGCGGTACTGTTAACAAGACCAACTTTAACCAGTTGTACCGTTTTGTTAAGATCACTGGTGCTAAGACTGCTGGCCTTGTAACAAGCCCTAACGATTACTCAATTGGCGTTTTGCAGAATAAGCCACAGTACACTGGTCAGGCTGCGCAGGTTGGTTTCCTAGGTGTTTCTTATGTAATCACTGGTGCTGGTGTTGCTTCTACTAACATCACTGCTGGTGACAAGATTGCGCCGGATACACTGGGCGCTGCTACTAAGTACCTAGGTGGATTTAACAACGCACTTAACTACACTCAGGGTTCAACCTCTAGTACCTTCTCTTCACCAACTGTCACAATGACTCTTGGTCCAGCAGGTTCTGCTACTACCTCTGACGTAACATCACACGGCGTACAGGTTGGCGACATCGTTAACATCTCGTACGCGACAACTGCTGCTAACAACGGTACTTTTGTTGTAACTGCTGTTGGTGCTACTACAATCTCTTACATCAACGCTGCAGGCGCTGCTGAAGCCGGTCGTGCTTCTTCAGCTACCAAGGTACAGGTTGTTCGTCAGCAGGTTGTTGCTGGTACTGCACTCGCATCTTCGTCTACTCCAGGCGAACTAATCCCAGTTCTACTGGCCGCCCGATAAGGAATAGGTGAAATAGAAAAATGCCAAATCCATCACAATCCGATCTGCACGTAAATGTGCCGCTGACTAATGTATCTATTGCATACATGCAGTCAGCTGATGCTTACATTGCAGACAAGGTGTTCCCTAAGGTTCCTGTTAAGAAGCAGTCGGACCTTTACTGGAAGTACAGCAAGAGCGATTGGCGTCGTACTGACGTTGCTCGCCGTGCTCCTTCTACCGAGACTCCTGGTGTCGGTTGGAACGTAACCACCGAGCAGTACTTTGCTCACGTCTACGGCGTGCACAAGGACATTGACGATCAGTTACGCGCCAATGCTGACAGCAACTTCATCTTGGACCGCGACAGCACCGAATTTGTTACTAATCAGCTTTTGCTGAAGCGTGACGTTGACTGGGCTAACACATTCTTTAAGACTGGTGTTTGGGATGTTGACTTCACTGCAGGCTCTGTTGCTTACAATGGTCTTACTCAGAATGGTTACTCTGGAGCAGGCTTTGCTTCTAAGTGGTCAGATGCTGGTTCAGATCCAATTGGTGACGTTGCTCGTTCTGTTATTGCTTTCCGCAAGCAGACTGGCTTTGCTCCAAACGTAATGGTTCTTGGTGCTGATGTTATGACTGCTCTTAAGCAGCATCCAGATATCATTGACCGTATCAAGTACACTCAGCGCGGTATCGTGACTGAAGACTTGATTGCGACAATGTTTGGTGTTAAGGAACTTTATACCTCTTACGCTACTGCTACTACTACTGCTACTGAAGTTAGCAATGGTACTGCAGCTCAGGGTAATGGTATTCAGGTTCCAGATGTTCGTGCGCAAGATGCTAACGCTTCTTTCAACTTCATCAATAACTCAAAGGCTGCGCTTTTGTGCTACTCACCTGCTAGCCCGTCTCTTATGACTCCAGCTGCAGGCTACACCTTTACTTGGAATGGCTACCTTGGTGGCAACTCTGAAGGTATCAAGATTAAGCGCTTCCGTATGGAGCACATTGCATCTGATCGTATCGAAGCAGAAATGACTTACGATATGAAGGTTGTTGCTCCAGACATGGGTGCTTTCTTCTCAAACGTGGTTGCATAACCATGTACCGTCCTGCAACCGTTCTTCGCTTGGCTAAGGCTCTCACCATTGCTGGTGTTAGCCGTTCCAAGGGATATATTCTTACTGATGCTGAAGTGCTGGGTATGAAGACGTTGCAGTCACTTCTTGCGAAGCGGTGGGTGGTCCCTGTTCCGGGGCCATCCGCCATTCGCTTGGCTACTGCTCGTCAGCAGTCTCCTCAGGGTATTTTTAACAAGGGTATTTTGGATACTACTGTTATGACGGATTCTTCGTCTAATAACTCAGTAAAGTACACTCCAATGCCTACTTATCTAAACCCTCAGGTTATTCGGGAGTATGCTAAGGATAATATTCCTTATGCTTTGACGGGTACTACGGGTAGTACTCAGGTTGTTTTGAACTGGTATGCGCCTGTTAATAGCCCTACTGTGACTGATTATGTTGTTCAGTATCGTACGTCTGCCACTGGTTCTGCTGCTGCAGGATCTTGGAATACTTTTTCTGATGGTACTTCTACGGCAGTCACAGCGACTGTTACTGGTTTGACTACTGGTACTAATTACGACTTCCAGGTCGCTGCTGTTATCGGCGGTACTACTGGTACTTATTCAAACATCTTTACTACTACGTGTAAGTAGGACTTATTATGCCTCAGACCAAGGCCGCTAATGGCAAGACTCAAACTCCTATTAAGAAAGCTACTTCTACTACTGCTCGCGCTGCTACGGTAACGCAGCAGGATGTTTCTGTGGCTGATAAGGAGTTGCAGCGTATTGCTACGCGTAATGCAATAATTGCGGATACGACTAAGGCTAAGACTTATAAGGCTATGAAGCCTATGAGTGTTGGTAGTAATACTTATGCCGTTGGTGACATTGTTACTGAGGCACCTAATTGGCTTCGTTTGGAGTCATGGATTATGGCCCGCTGGATTGAGGAAGTTTAATATGTGTGCTTCGTGTGGTTGTGGTTGTAAGCATGGGATTGCAGCAAAGGGCTGTAAGTGTAAATGTAAAGATTGCCGGGAGGCTCGTACTATGTCTGTAGAAAAGTTTCATTTAGTTAATAAGGCTCAGCGCGGCTTTGATGCAATTGCTGATGCTCTGCTTGATGATGATTATGAAGACGACTTGCTTGTTGACGAAGAGGGTAATGTTTACATGCTCGTTGATGAGGAAGAAATCGAGAAGGGCATTCCTAAGGCTATTCAGGCGCGTGGCACTGGCGGTGCTTATGGTACTGCTCGTCGTAAGGCTTGGCGTACTGGCCATCAAGCTGCTCGTTTAAATTCTGGCGAAAAAGATGCTTTTGGACAGGCTTTGGTAGATTGGCGCAAGGCTCGTGGTGCTAAGGCTCGTGTGGAAGCACGCGATATTGTTAATGGTGTTCAGAAAGCTGATGATTCTCATCGTAACGCTAAACTGGGAGCGGCTGGTGGCGCTATAGGTGCTGCTGGTTTAACTGCTTTGCAGGCTAAGAAGATTGCTAATGGTTATGCTTTTGCTCGCGCAATTGGTGTGCCAAAGAACGAAATGAATCGCGCTATGGCTGGCGGTCTTGGTCGACGTTTTGGCGCAGCTACTGGTGGTGGTGCTCTTGGCGGTGCTGCAGTTGATTACGCACGCAGCAAAAATAAAGTTGAGAAGGGTCTTCCTTCTGTGCAGCGTAATTTGTTAAGGGAAGCGCAAAAGACTGGTAATTTTGATCGCATTAATAGTCACTGGGGTCATAGTCTTAAAATTGATAATAAGCGCATTGGTCAAGAAGTTGCTGGTAAGCGTGGACTTTATCCTCATCAAGAGCCAATAACTCCAGATCGCGCGCTAAGACTTAAGAGTATTGGTTCTGATAAAGCAGTTCGGCGCAAGGAACTTTTATCTGAAAAAACCGGTAAGACTGGTTTGCGCCCATCAACAATTCAGCCGGGTAAAACTGTTGGCGAAAGCCGTAATGAGTTGGCTGGTATTCGTGAAAGTAGATTGCGCAGTCAACGTCCTGTTAATATTCGTGGTGGCACGCAAAACCGTCCTGCCTGGTAAATCTAAGTTAGGATTGTCCTATGTCGTGGACTTATAGTGGTAATCCGGGTGCTTCTGAAAAGGATCAGGTTCGGTTTTATGTTGGTGACGTTGATGAAACGTTTCCTCTTTTAACTGACGAAGAAATTACTTTCCTGCTGACTCAGTGGGATGATGCTTACAATGGTCCTTTGTATGTTGCGGCTGTTGCTGCCGAGGTTATTTCTGGTCGTTTTGCTCGTGAGGTGAGCGTTTCGGCTGATGGTGTTTCTGCTCAAATTGGTGAGTTGCAGCAGCGTTACGATACTTTGGCTTCTTCTTTGCGTGACCAGTACAAGGCTTTGTATGGCTTCTTTGATCCTGTTACTGCAGCTAATATCTTGAACGATACGTTTGATCCTTCGATTAAGCCTCTTATTTTTGCTATTGGCTTTAATGATAATTATCTTGCTGGTCGCCAAAATTATGGTGATTTCCATCCGGGTAGGTCGATTGACTGGTGGTCTGGCGATATTCAAAACGAACCTGTTGTGTGGGGTTAATTATGGGTAAATCAATTGTCGCTAGGACTTTTAAGGTTGATGCTAGGCGCGCTCAAGATTTGAAGATGTTGGCTGAGCGAGCTAAGACCCAGAAAGAGTTGAAATCATATGTTGCTTCTGGCAAGTTTGGCACTTCTTTTACTGATAAATATGGCTATGTAGGTAAGGTTTATCAAGAGTATCAGGTTATTGATCCTGGTAATCCTGGAAAACCTCACTCTGGTATTCGAGGCAAACTTGGCATGAAAAAGGGATACCGCAAGGCTCAGTATTTATTGGCTTCTGATGACATGGAGCCTTTTGTCCACGAGCAGGCTCCTGGCAAGTATCTTTACGGCAAGGAAGTTAAGAGTTTTAGCCGTCATGTCATGAAACCAAGTGCAAATCGGAGTTATTAGCAATGGAACTCGTTGAACTTGGTCGCATTGCTAAAGCTAATGACCTTGTGAGCGAGCGTGTTAAGGCTGGTATGTCACCTAGTCCTATTTCTGCTCCAGCAAGGGCTAAGAATGGTCGTCTGCTAAACTTGGCTTCGATGGGTGATCGTCAGCCTGTTTTGGGTCGAGGCAAGCCGTTTAGAAATGGGAAGGTCGTTCCGTAATGTATAGGGTTAATACTGGTCTTGTTCGCCGGTATGCCCAGCGGTATTCAGAGATGAATATGACTGCGACTGTTCGGATTGACCGCCCTGATGTAGCCTCTCTAAACGCCTCTACGGGCGATGTAACGGCTCAGGTACTCAAGACTGTCTATGAGGGTAAAGGGCGCATAAGTGGCGTTTCTGGCCCCGTACAGTACTCCTTGGGCGAGGAGCCACAGTATTTTTCTAGTGGCACTGTTTACATTCCTTTGGCTGATGCTGATGGTACGCCTACTACTCCTCAAGTAAATGATATTGTTATTGTTACTTCTCATCCTGATGTGTTAATGGTTAACAGGGCTTTTCGTGTGATGAACGTGGCTGCTTCTGGTCAGTTTATTGCGGCTCGTGAGTTGAGCGTGACTGGTGTTCAGCGTTGGGAAGCGTGGACTCCGACTAATAACATTCCGCCGGAGTGGTATGTATGAGTTTTGAGTCGGCAATAAAAATGCTTAAAACTATGCAGGTTAACAGTAAGCATCTTAATGTGGCTATGCATAGTAAGGCTGCGCAGTTGGCTAGTCATAGTCGTTTAAAGAATGTGGCTACTGTTATTAGTAATAAGCCTCATGGGGTTGAGATTGTGTTTAAGCCTATGGTTGGGGCTACTGTTGAGACTGAAAAGGTTGCTAAGACTGCTAAGGCTTTGGCTGTTAAATTGGCTGCTGATAGCAAAGGTATTGTTAAGGATGTGATGAAGTGATTGATCATGGTGCTTTGACTGACAAGATTCTTACCCAATTAGCTACTTCTGGTGAACTTATTGGTGATGGCGTTGCGCCTGTTGATGGTGGGTGGCTTCAGGGTCAGCCTAATCAGAGCGTCTTTGTCCCTTATACGGTTCTAGTTTCTACTGGGTCTAATGTCATGATTAATGATTTTGACGGAAATTTAGACTGGACTATTAACTTTAACCTTAGGCATTTTGGTGGATCTCGCAAGCAAGTCGATTGGGTGGCTAATAAAACAAGGGCTGTTGTTGATGCAGGGGTTAATACTTTACTTCATGCAACCTTTGGTACCACTGAAGTATATAAAGTTACGGCTATTCAATGGCAAGCATTGGGCGCTGTTAACCGCGTTGACACAGTAAATCCTGCTTTTTGGCAGTGTTTTGATACCGTAGGATTTGTTTGTTCGCGCAATAGTTTTACTCCAACTTTGTAGTAGTATCGGAAGTACCGGTTATTATTTCGTACGAATTGGCTTAGGAGGCCACAAACCATGGCAAGAATTATTCCGAATAACAATACTTGGATTGGATTCATTCCAGTCACAGGTGCGTTCGCTGGTCTCAGCGGATATTCAACTACTTGGAACTCTGTAAGCAGTGCCGCTGCTACTATTTCACAGGCAGAAATTGATTCAGCATACGACATCACGCCTTTCTTGATTTCGCTAACTGCTCAGTCAACTGGTAACACTGTTCCAACCCCTACCCTTGATTCACTTTTTGAAGGTAACATCCCAGGTACTGTAAACGCTTCGTTTACTATGGATCTTTACCGCGATGACGCAACTTACACAGATGCTAATACTTCTACTTCTGACACTGACTTTGCTTGGAACAAGCTTGCTCGTGGACAAAAGGGTTATGTCATTGTTAGCCGTTACGGTGGTTCTGGTACTAACCAAGAGCCTGGTGCTGGTAATCTTGTTGAAATCTGGCCTGTTATTGTAACTGCTCGTACTGCGGGCGCTATTACTTCTAACACTGTTCAGACTTTCACTATTACTGCTGCTGTTCCTCAAGAACCTGCTGAATCAGCTACTGTTTCTGGCTCTACTGTTCCTTCGAAGCCTAACAATCTTGCTGTTTCTCTTGCTAGTGGTCAGCCTTCAGCTGCTGCTGCTGCAGGTATTACTGCCGCAACTGTACTTACCTTCGACTGGGATGCTCCACAGATTGGTGCTCCAATCACCGGTTACAAGATCTACAAGGCTAGCAACACTTTGTTGACTACTGGCGTTGTTGAACTTACTTCTGGCGTAGTTAAGTCTGGTACAACTGCTGTTGTTACTACCTCAAGCAACGCTGCTAACTTCACAGCTGCTGGTACTTGGTACGTCTATGTTGTTGCTACCAACGCTACTGGCGATGGTGCTAAGTCAAGTTACGTAACCATTACGGTTTCTGCATAACCTAGTTTTGTATAGGGGAGGTGCTTTGCCTCTCTCGGCATCTCCCCTATACTTGCTTTATGTCAGCACCGACTCCGCCTAATAAGCGGAAAATTAAAAAGACCAAACAGAGGAAATATAACATGGCTCGCAAAATTGCTACCCTTGAAGATCTATTAAAGAAGCCTGCACGCACCAAGGAACTAGTTATTAATGTTCCTACTGGTAAGTCTGGCTCTACTGATTTTATTGTTACGCTTAAGGCTATTGGGTCTAAAGCTTATGATGATTTGATTGCTAATCATCCACCAACAAATGAACAAAAGCGTGAAGGCCAGACTTACAATGCTGAATCGTTTGCACCGGCACTTATTGCTGCCTGTTCGGTTACTCCTGAACTTACTGAAGATCAGGCTAACCAGATTTGGACTTCTAATGAGTGGTCTCGTGGCGAACTTACTCAGCTTTTCTTGGGCTGCGTGGAAGTCAATTCTAAGGGACTAGATGTCCCTTTCATCGACGCCGACTGAGGTATGACCACACCTTCTACATGGAGGTTCAGTGGTGTTCTGACCACGGTTTGCCTCATTCGGCTTTGCTTGATTGGGAAGAGGAAGACCGCGCTAAGTTGGCTGCGTACTTACTTGAGCATAATGATAGATGTCAAATGTGTGGTACGGCTGGTTGGGAATGGGAAGAGGACCGTCATGCGTACGAGCCTATGGCTAAGCAATGTTGGGGTTGTTATCTAAAGGATCGTGCTACAGACGAGAATGACCGTTTACCTGGTAGTACAATGACATTAGTGCCTTCTGCGCAGGCTGAAAAACTGAGGTCTAAGGCAAATAATTTGCCTACACGAAAGGGTTAGACGTGTATAACGAAGACGTCTCCATTGACTTTAGTGCTAATGTTGCGCCCTTTTCAGCTTCTCTATCTCAGGCTGTCAAAGGCCTTGAAAACATGTCTGCTTCGGCTGACACTACTTTGGCTAAAATTGGCAAGTTGGACAATGTGGCTTTGGCTGCGGTCAAGACTTTTGGTAAGTTTCTTGATCTTAACAAGGCTTCTACTGTTCAGGCTGCGGCTTATCAGCAAAAATTAGCTGGTCTGGCTACTGTTACTGCTTTGAATGAGAAGCAGTTTAAGGGTCTTTCTGAAGTTTCTTTAAAGTTTACTCGCGAGTTTCCTATTGGGCTTGATAAATCTATTGGCTTAATTGATACTCTGCGCACGTCTGGTGTTACTACTACTAAGTCTATTAAAGAGCTTGGTACTGCTTTTATTAAGATTCAGCAGGCTTCTGGCGAGTGGGGGTCTGAGTTTGTTTCAGACATGCTTTCTGTCAATCGTTCTTTTGGTGGCTCTCAGTCTTCTGCTATTAAGTTTGGCGATTCGTTAGTTTCTGTTTCTAACAAGTTTGGCGCTTCTGCTAGTTCTGTTGTTGGTTTTACTAAAGCTTTGGCGCCAGTTGCTTCGGCTATGGGTTTGAATGCTACTCAAACTATGGGGTTCTCTACTGCTTTTGCTCGTCTTGGCGAGGATGGCAATAGGTCTGCTAACGCTTTGGCTAAGGTTATGTCTGATTTGACTAACTCTGCTAAGACTGGCTCGCCTCAAATTGGCGAGTACGCACATGCTATGGACATGTCTGTTGATTCGTTAAAGAGTCTTGTTGATACTGATCCTGCTGAAGCGGTTATTCGTTTTACTGAGGCTATTGCCAAGCAAGGCCCTAAAGCTATTGATACTTTGAACCGTCTTGGTATTGATGGTGTTCAAAGTTTTAAGTCTATTCAGGCTCTTGGTAAGTCTAAAGATATTCGTGAGATTTTACAGACTAGTGCAGATTCTTTTGGCAATAAGTCTGCCACTGAGGGCGCTAAAGAGGCTTTTGGCGGTGTTAATGACCAGATGACTCGTCTGGGCGACACTATGAATCAAACTGTCGCAGCGGCTGGTACACCGTTCTTAAACATGATTGCTGGTTTGCTTAAGGCTGCTAATAGTTTTGCTGAGGCTATTCATAGCGCCGTTCAGAGTGTTTCTAGTATGGCCGGTAAAATTGCTCCTCTTTTGGCTGTTCTTAAATTGCTACATTCTGCGTTTCAGGGAATTATGCTTTTGCGTTTTGGACAGTATTTGTCAAATATGGCAATTAATAGTGCTGCTGGTCGTTCTTTTGCTCTTGGTCGCGCTGAGGCTTCTTATGGCCTTAAAGATGAGGGCGGCAACAGAATGTATAACATGGGCCAGCGCTTTCAAAACAATTTGGGCGGAATTATGGGTCGCCCTATTGGTGAAACAGTTAGGAATGTTTTTTCTGGCGCTAGGGGTTTGGTTGCTTATGCCGGCGCAGGATTAATGAATCTTAACGCCAGTATGATGCGAGGCGACCCTTCAGAGGTTGCTAATCGCCAAGCAACTACTAGAGCTTTTACTGAAAATATAACTAGAGGTCGTCAAGGTTTAGCGCCTTTAACTACTGAGCAAAAACTTAATCGCGAGCAGATGAATGAGCGTCGTGTCGCCGCGGGAATGAAACCTATTGGCGATAAGCCAAATGGTCCTATGGTTGGTGCTGCCGAACAGTTTAAAGGCATAGGCGCTGCATTAAAACAGTTTGGTTCTGAGATCAAGGGTGCGGGTAAGTTAGCCAGCCTGATGGGTGTACAGGCTGGTACGGCTGGTGGCGAACTACGAATTGCTTTTGCTGGTCTTAGCTTGGCTACTCTTCGTGCGACTGGTGCGCTTACTATGATGGCCGTTAAAGCTATTGGGTCTCTTATTGCCTCTATGGGTATGCAAATGGGCATGATGCTGGCTATGATGGCTGCTTTTCAAGCTTTCAACAGTATTAAAGAGGGAACTTCTAAGGCTCATGCGCTTCGCGATGAAGGCATTAAGAATGGCTTGGAAACACCTGGCAGTGTTTATAATGATTTTGCTCAAAAGGCTGGTCTTGCTACACGTAACGTTGATTCGTTGGCTAAGTCTGCGCAAAATGCTGCGCACCAGTTGGTTGTTAATACTAAATCTATGGCTGAGGCAAATGATCTTACACAGGCTCGTATTGCTGCTGCCCGTAATCCGGGGTATCAGCAAGCGTGGAAGTTTGGCGAAAAGAAGAATGCCCAGCAGTTAGCCAATGAGATTATTAACTTAGAGGGTAATACTCCAAATCCTCAGGCTAGGGCTCAGCTTCTTAATGATTTGATTAAGCAGTATGGTGCTGGTACTGCTCAGCAGGTTACTAATATTTTGGCTCCAGAATCTATGGGTCAAAGAAATGGTAATAATGAGCGTCAAAGAACTTCTGGTGATGTTTATGTTGCTGGCTTGAATGATGTTAAAGATAAGCGTGAAGACAAATGGTGGAGTAGTACTTACAGATTCCTTTCAGGAACTCAAGATGGCGCTTTGTCTAAAACTTTTGGTTTGCTTGGTTTAGGCGCGACTGGCGGTTGGAATAGTAACTGGAAGCAAAATAACGGCCAAGGTAAGTATGACACTGAAGCGTCACGCGACGCAATGTCTTCTTTGATTACTAACATTGCGTCTACAGCAATGAATACTGGCAACATTTATGGCGCTAGGGCTGGTCAGTTATCGCAGTTTGCTGAAACTTCTAAACTGTACAATACTGGCAAAAATACAGGCCAGCTTGGTGATGTTGCAGCGGTTATTAACGGCATGTACGGCACCAACTATAAAGGTTCAGATGTTGGCGATTACAACACTTTAAGTGACCTTTTAAAGAATACTCTTAAAGAAGGTAATGATGACCAAAAAGCTTTGTATGAAGAAATGTTTGGTAAGAAAACCAAGGAGAATCCTTCGGGTGGCTATGCTGTAGGCCAGAATCTTTCTGATCCAAATTTCATGAAAGTTTTCATGGAAAATGCTGCTAAGACTTTAATGGTTAGTCTTGATGAGCAGTTTGCTAAATCTCATCCTGAATCTACAGGCGGCTTGACTAAAATTGCTTTTGCTGCAACTGATGCTGCTCAGCGTACTGGTTTCAAACTTGAAGACATGACTAGCAGTAGCGCTAATACTGCTGCACGTAATGCTTATCTTGGTATTGGTAAAGGTAAGGATGCTAAAAATAATTTAACTCAAGAAGAACGTATTGCTGTTGATGCGGCTAATCGTCCTAATGATCCTGTAGCGCAGGCTTTGCGAGGAACGTCTTTGGCGATTGAGGCTATGGACAAAAATGGTCAAAATTATACGGATGCAATGGTAGCGCTTACTAACGCCATGCGATCTACAGAATCTGGAACTGCTGAGCAAGCACAGTATCAGCGAGCAATTGCTCAGGTTAAAGGCATTGGTAATGTTATGGACGCTGGGCTTGGGTCTATTACTATTGCTACTAGAAACGTTCAAGTTGGTAAAGAAGCTCAAGCCGGTCCGCTTCCAAAGAATGATGAAGAACAGCAGCAATACGATGACAAAATTGCGGCTATGCAGCAGGGCGAGGCTACTATTATTGGTTTTGTTAAGGCTGCCGCCGAAGCGCGTTACCAGTTAGATATTCAAACCCAACGTCAAAACGAGCAGTACCAAAAGAGTGTTATGCGCTCTAATCGTGATTTTAATTATCAGATGGCTAATCAGGATGAGGATTACCGTACCTCTGTTAAGCGCGCTAATGAAGAATTTAGGATTCAGCGTAAGCGCCAGTCTGAGGATTTTGCTAAGTCTGTTTATAGCCCTTATCAGCGTATTACTGCCGTTCGTACGTCTGATGCTTATAGTCTTATCGGTAACTTAAAGAATCAAAATAAAGTCCTTAAGACTCAAATGTCTAATGTTGCCAAGCTTAAAAAAATGGGTTTGTCGCAGCAATCTATTGATACTTTAGATTTGTTTAATCCTGCTAATGCGCAAGAAGTTGCTCGACTTGTTATGGATTTTTCTAGCAATAAGGCTTTGATTGAATCGACTAATAAAGAGGTTGCCACACGTAACAGGTTGGCTACACAGCATGAAAATAGTACGTTAAATCAGAGTACTGTTCGAGCGGATCAAGATTTTGAGCGTCGCAGGACTATTGCTGAGAATGATTACAACAAGAGCGTTCGGCGTGCTGTGCATCTTCATAAGCAGGCTTTGCATGATATGAAGGTTGACCTTAGGGATTCGCAAACTTATGCTATGGAAGACTTGGCTAATTTTGGGCATGAGATTGATGTAACTGCGACTACCCTTGAATCTACTTTAGAGGGTGTTTTTAAAGGCATGCCAGCGGTAGCTAAAACTAACATTAGTGCTGCTCTTACTGCCGTTCAAACTGCGGTAAAAGAATTTAAGCCAACAACCATTCATTACAGTTCTGATGTTGACGTTCCGCGTATTAGTAGTTACCAAAAGAAATCAGGCAAGCCCACATCTCCTCCAGTTGCAGATTCTCTTTACTGGCAGAATACTGCTGAGGCTGGTAGTTGGTATCAAGATCCAGCGTACACAGATTATTACTGGAAACTTGGCAGGGGTATGAAATTTGACCTTAATACTGGCGCTGTTACTTTGGCTGATATTAACAAGAACAAGTGGGTTGGCCGTAATAATGGTGTGTTTGATTATGGGGCTGAGGGCTATGCGCTTCATAAAGCTGCGGGTGGCTACATTACTGGTCCAGGAACTAAAACGTCTGATTCAATTCCAGCAATGTTGTCGCATGGCGAATATGTAGTTAAGGCCGATGCTGTGAGTAAGTATGGTGCTCATTTCCTTGATAACATTAATAATTTGAATTTTAAGTCTGGCAGTTATGTTCACGGCAGGGAATCTAAAATGTCTGCAATGCAAGGTTATGCTACTTCTATTACGCATAATACGTCTACGCAGTATGACCATTCGACTCAAATTAATGGTCCTATTACTGTTCAGTCTACGGATCCTAATCAGTTTATGCGTCAGATGCAGGCTAAGAAGCGTCTTAGTCGTTTGAATCAACCAGTGGGTAACTAATGTCTAGTAGTGCTTATGTAAAGGTTGAGATCCAGCAAAGCAATAATACTTGGCTGGATGTAAGTGACGGAATTGTGTATAGGGTTAACAAAGCTTCTTTTGAGAATTCTGCAGTTACTTTTCGCCGCGATGAGGTGACTAACGCTTTTATTGAGGGTAAGTTTTTGGTTAATGCTTTGCGCGATAATGTTACTGAGACCTTGGCTGTTTATGCTTATGGTGCTACTTCTGCCGCAGTAAAGTCTGCAGTTGATGCTGTTACTAATGCTGTGAGTCAAGTCAATTTTATGGTACGAGTCACTTTGGATAACTCACAAAAACTTTGGGAGTGTTTTTCTTCAGATTACACAATCAATGTGTCTAAAGAATTTTTGGTTAATAAGCAGGCTTTGATTACTGTACAATTACATCGACTTCCTAGTGAAACGGTAACAACGGTGTAGTTATGGCTTCTATTTCTATTTACGGTAATCAGTTATTGCTTAGTGCAGTTTTTACCAAAGACACTGCAAACTTTCCAATTCCAAGCAGTTTTAGCGTTGCTTTGCTTAATTCTGTCCCTGATCGTAATGCAGTATCATCTTCTCTTGTTGAACCGCCTTTAACTGTTGCTGGCTCTACAAACATTGCTTCTGGTAATTACTATGATGGAACTTTGGCTGGTCTTCCAGGTGGTACTTTTCTTAATTACTTCTTGTCTTCACCCATGTCTTATTCTTTTTCAGATGGTCAGTCGGTCACTATTACTAATACTGCTGCTGGGTACAACACGACTGGTATTGTCAAAAATACTGTCTTGACTAACACTAATACTGTTAGTGCTTGGGTTGCTGGAGTTTCTGCTTACAGTATTGATGACGTAGCTACTTATAATGGCGCTTATTATGTTAATTTAACAGGCACTAATGGTACTGGCGCTAATCACCCAGATGTCGATAATACAAACTGGGAATTTTTACCTTTTTGTGACTATTCGCAATTTACTATTTATGTAGCGGCTACTGTTTCAACTACTTTTACTGGAGCTACCGGTACTGTTGTTGCTAACACTGGTTATTCTCGTAAAACTATTAGCACTGGTAGCGATTGGACTGCTGGCCAGTCTTCTGTTTATAACACTTCTGTTATTGAATGGCCAGTCGCTTATGTGGATTGGGGCAGTATTGTTGGGTGGGCTTTGCTTGATGACCAAGCCACACCAAACATTATTGCTAGTGGTGAGCTACAGCAAATTCTTTTGGTTAATCAAAACTCTTTGGTTTCCTTACCATCTGGATCACTTAGATTGTTTCTGAACTAATGGCTAATACGACCAATGATTATAATTACGCCACTACAGATACTGGCGCAGCTATTGGCAATACTGTTGCCAAGATTAGCAAACCTGCTGGCGGTGTTTTTAAAATATTTAATAGCGCTTTTGATGTAAGAAACGACCCAAATGGACTGTCAATATCTGATTTTTTAGATACTGATTACAATTTAATTTCTTTGGCGTTTAAGGACGCGGCATTAGACGGAACACTGCTTGGTGCTATCTGGAATCAGTTTGCGTTAAGCGGTGGCGGATTTAATACTACTAGCTGGAACCCGGCTAGCACTTATCTTGCCTCAACGCCTGAGTTTGTTTTTTACAATACGGGATCTAGTGTAAATATTTACAAGTGTATTCTTAACATCTCTACACCTTCTGCAGTCACTCCAGATGTTGATGTTACTCACTGGCAGTATATGAGCCAGGCGTTTAAGTTGCGGCTGATACCTGATGAAAATTCTTATGTTCCAGATACTTCTGGCGGTGAAAGATTTAAGCATTATGTGACGTGTTATGTGCCGTTTATCGATGATGTTACTTTTAGTCCTCTTTGGAATATTGCTTTTGCGGCTAAAAGTTACTCGTCCGTGTATACGTCTAATGGCTTGGAAGATGCTGTAGTTACAGATGGCACTACTGCAAGTAATAACATGATTGTCGCTGGAATTTCAAGCACTTGGAACTCTAATGCTTTTACTTGCACGCACCCTAATACTGGGTATTTGAAACTTATTACCGGCACTAAGGTTCGCGTAAGGGGCTTAACTCTTGGGGGTGTTTCGATACCTTTTACTGTAACCGTAGCTTCGTCTACTACTACTGGTTTTACTGGAACTATTGCATCGCTTGGTACTTATTCGTCAGGCACTTCTTACAATTATGGTGATTTTGTTACTTACACGACTGGCGGCAACACGAGTGTTTATTACCATTACAGCGCTAGCACTACTACTGGTACTGTTCCTACCAGTACAGGTACTTGGAAAAAAGTAGTTGGCACGATATCTAGTGGTACTGCTGACACTATTTTTTCTAAATGGACTCTTTATTTAGATACTAATTTTTTCCAGGCTGCCGTTGAGCCGGTCCCTGCTGGATCTACATCTTCTTCTAAAGCTAAACCGCGTCATACTATTAATAGTTTTGTTTATAACGAACACATTGTTAATCAAAAGCAAACACTTTTTTCTACTGGTGATTACATTATTCATGATGGTTTTCCTTTTGATAAGGATTCTATTACTGGCGGAACAATGAACATTACTGCTGGTATTTTGCCTGACGCTATCAGTTCTGTTGCGCGGCCTCCTATTACTACTACTTACACAGGCTCTCTGCCACAGTCAGATAATCGCTGGATTTCTATTTCAGGAGATGTTAGTGGCTGGGCTTATCCTGCTAACACTAATTTAGTATGGACTAGCCATAACGGTAGTACTTCTAGGAATCTTCAAGCGTTCAACGATACTAGCCATACATATTTGCCAGAACTTTTAGATGGATTTGGTACTAGCAACCAAAGTGATACTACTAATCAATTAATGCTAATGAGTCCAGACACATCTACTCCACCAATGTCAGCAGCTAGGTCTTTATCTTTTGCTAACAAAGACTTTTTGTATACTGGTTTTAATCCTTTTAAAATTGATGGATCTAGCTCTAATGCTTTTACATCTTTGGTTGTGGCTTATTTAGATTATGTTCCAGGCACTGTGATGTCTACTACTTTGGGTGCTGAAGAAACTAATTGGTATGGAATTATGAGTGAGGCTGTTTTTAGTGCGTCGCCTACGTTAGCAACGGATGTAGCCACTCTTAATACATACACTCAATATCAGCCAAGATTATCCGTTAGATATAAATATGATGGAACTATTACATTAAATCTTGGCGATACTTTACTGACAGGAATTAAGGCTAAGAATGGTATTGCTAGGCCTTTTCAGCCAATTATTGTTGGTCTAACTGTCGAGCCTCCAGATGCTAATGGCGTATGGACTGCTAAGTTAACTGTGGTTGATACTGACATTAATCGCACTTCTGTTAGGTTTAAGCGTAATTGGCTTGGCTATTCTGCTCAAACACATAACGTAATGCTTTATGGAGCTACTCCTTTTAACAAGCGCTGGCACGGGGCAAAAATGTTTGTTATGGAAATTAACCATTATTACAGTTCACAAACAAGTCAGTTTTTTAACAATGAAATTAAAACTATGGATAAGATGTACGCAGTGACTAGCGGGAGAGTTTCATGATTTCACCATCGATGTCAGGTACTCAGCCTGTCGATTCTGGGTATTGGCGAATTATTGTTGATCCTAGACCTTCATCTTCTACTAATGAAGCGGTTGACGTAACGTTTGTTCGCGGCGCTGCTACTACTGTCAGTAACTTGTCAACAATGGACCCTTTTGGTCCAGGTGCTGCGACAATTGTTTTTACGTCTGTCACTTTGCTCGATAGGCCTGGTACTGGCGATTTGTCTTGGCTTGTTCCCGAAGCTAATGTTGATATTTGCTGGATGAAACCTCAAATAAATATTGGTTCAGCAACTACGTGGGATAAAACAAGTACTTATTTGAAGGGCGCCATTGTAAAGTTTAATGGTAGTTATTACACAGCTAAAAATACTGTTGGGCCGTTTCCTCAATCTTGGTCTGTTTGGAATCGTTTTGATGATTTTGTTGTTGGCGATAAAGTTATTTCAACAAATGGTTTGGTGTATGTATGCATATTAGATCGCTTGCATACAACTAGTACTCCGCAAGCCGATACTACCCATTGGAGTCTATTTAACTGGCAGCCTAGTACTGACACTGACAATTGGATTTCTAATGGAACAGGAAACCAAACTGAGGATGACGTTGTTTATCGCTGGGAAGGTTATTTTGTTTCTTTTGAATATGGCGAAGATGATGCTGGCGGTACTTTAACTGTTGCGTGTAATGGTGCTATGAAGCAGATGGATAATTATCTTGCGTATCCTGAGCATCTTACGCAACCTATTAGTTATGAATACGCTATTGAGCGTCAATTTAATACTACGAATAGACCTGATAGCCGTTTGCGTGATTGTATTCCTTTTAAGGAAACTGCTATTTCTGATCCTGATTTTGCTTTTTTGGGTGATAATCCAGACAACATTTTTAGGTCTTCTGATTACACTAACTACAATTCTAAAGACGCTATATATAACAAAACTATGTCGTCTTACTACAAGCCTATTAACTTGCAAACTGGGGATTTGTGGACTGGTTTGCTTACTAGATCTACGGGCAACTTTGAGCCTGTGCTCACTAACTATATACAAAATTTGCTGGAGAGTATGCAGACTCCTACTGGCAGTTTTACTCTTTTGTTGGGTCCTGGTCGGCAGCCTTACTTTAAACATCGTAAGCGATTGACTGCTCCTGATGAAAATACTTTGGTGGTAGACGTTTTGTGGCCGGGCGTTAAAATTAGCGTTACGCAAGATTTTTCTCAAAAAGTTAATGTTGTTTATGGTTCTGGTAAAGCTTTGAATGGCGATACTTTTACCAACATTGTTTATGATGCAGATGGCTCACGCAGCCGTTACGAACCTTTTGCGTACAAGCAAGAAAATTATCCTAGGGTTAAGTCCAACGATTCATTTAATGCTGACAAAATGAGTAAAGAGGTTTCTCTTAATTTTTGGGCTGGTCTTAATACTGCTGATGCTAAATTAGTGGCCGAAAAGCATTTAGAGCTTTTTTCTGATCCTGGTATTACTGCTCAGTTGACTCTTAATGTTGATCCTCAGTTGATGGATGGCACTGGGGTTGCTCGGCAAACTTTGACTGCTGGCCGAAGTATTCTTGTTAAGGGTTTATTTGGTAATCGTCAGGGTATTTTGTTTCACATTACTGAGCATTCTTATTCTGGTGCTGAAAATACTGTGTCTTTGACTTTGGATTCAAAATCTCGCAGCCAGTTGACTGTTCAAGAAGTGCGCCAGCGTGGTAAAGATTCTCTTGTTGTTTCTCGTTTGTTGGGTGTGGGTCAGTTTAAGCCAAACATTGATGATTTGCTTTTCCCGTGGTCGTACGAACAGGGCTCTGGTTTTGTTCCTCTTGGGTCTAAATTCTTGTGGGATGTTGCTAACAGAAATAACATTTCTATTGGAGATTTTCCTTGGTCTAATTTAACTACTGCTTATCCTCCTAAGCATTTTAATGCAGCAGCTAAAGCTGATGCGTCTACGCATTATGTTGGTATTCCTGGGGCTGCTGATACTGAGAATGCTGATAACAATTGGAGTGCTGTTGCACCAGTAATGTTTAGCGCCGCAGGATCTATTTCTTCTGTGCGTTTTGTGGCTGTTAAAGCTGATGGCACGCCTTACAAGGTGCCTTTTCATGTGTCTTTGTGGATGGAAGATGCAGCTGGTGGCTTGTCTTTTTACACTACTCCTGCTCTTACTACGCCAGAAAATTTTGGCGTTCAATTGCGTAAGGCAACGATAAAAGCCGTTAATCAAAGTGGTGCTGGTTTGTCTGCAACTGTAACTACATCTAAGACGGTTAATACTGGTGCTGCTAAAGGCACTATTACTGCTACTTTAAAGTTTTCTGCTAAGGATGCTTCTTACATTTTTGACAGAATTTCTAGTGCTGGAAAGATTCAAGTTAGAGATATGAAAAATGTTTCTAATTCTGCTAACACTTGGTTTACTGTTAAGAGTTACGATGCTGATAACAGAACAATAACTTTTAATATTGCCAAGTCTTTGTGTAAATCTTTTACTCAGCAAGCAAACCAAACTGAAACTGTTAAAAATATCTGGATTGTCGGCAACTATGCTCCGTCTGCATCGGATGCTGGTATTGTTCCGGCAGCTTTTAATTACAAATGGGGACAGCATTATCCTCTTTACCAGCGTGCGTGGGAACGCATTGAGCCTGAAGGCAATAACGCTGGGCCTTTGGCATATTACGGACCTAACTCACCTATTGCTGGTTGGGGTACTTATTATGAGATGGCTGGGTTTTACCCTAATAATGGTGGCATTGAGCAGTATTCTCCTGCTACTGGATTGTTTGCTGATGACACACCTTTTTCTTATGACTTTACGGCAGGCAATCAAACTAGCGCTATTGATACTAATCACACGCCTACGGCTAATACTTTGCCTAGTTCTGATGGGTCTTACAGTAACGAAGGCAAGAAACACGCTACGGGCTATGCAATGTTTTATTGTGATCAAGAGTATGACGAGGCTACTGGTACACTAGTTCCGCGCAAGCAAAGTGTTTATTTTATTGGCCGTTTGTATCGTCAAAACCCTGGGAGTTCATAATGTTAGGTGCGCCTACTGGCACTCTTATTGGCAATTTTTTGTCATATATTTCTACGACTAACACTACTTATGTAGCTTTGCACAGTGGCACTCCTTCTATGTTTACTCCTGGATCTAATGAGATTGGCATTCGTCAGCTAGTAACGTGGAACGTTAATGCTGAGACTGCTAGTAACGCGTCAGATTTAGTTTTTACAGGATTGTCTACTACTAATATTTCTTATGTCACTATTAACGATGCTTTAACTGGCGGCAATGTTTTGTTTATGATTCCGTTAAGCGCTCCTTATAGTTTGGTGGCTACTGGGTCTACTGGTATTTATAAGATTTCCGCTAATTCATTGTTTTTGAGTTTTGAAACTAATGCATCTGTTTATTCAATGGATGGTGGAACGCCTTATACTGTGTGGTCTACGCCTACTGTTTCTGTTGGCGATGGCGGAACTCCGTAAGGTAGGATTGGATTATGTCTACTAAAATACAGGTTCGTCGTGGTACTGCGGCTCAATGGACTTCTGCTAACCCTACTTTGGCGTCTGGCGAGGTTGGGTTTGAAACCGATACTGGTAGGTTCAAAATAGGTACTGGTGCTTTATGGGGGTCTACAGTTTATGCCAGCACAGCGGTTGCTGATACTGCTTTGCTTTCTGCTGCTAATGTTTTTGCACAAGGCCAGACGGTTTCTTCGACAGGTAACGCTATTTTGTCGCTTAATTCTGGTGTTGGTGGTACTGCCGGCAATCAAGTTTCTGGGATTGATTTTCTTCTTAATGGAACTCTTAAGGGAAACATTGATGTATTTGAGTCAACATATAGCGAAGCGTTATTCTTAAATAGCGGTACGAGCAATAATGTGGTTTTGGCTTTTGGTGGCGGAAACGTTGGTATCAGCGTTATACCAACTGTAAAGCTAGATGTTAATGGAGCGGTAAAAGCTACTACGTTTAATAACTTGACTTTGACTGCTAATACAACGGGCTTTTCTGTTGCAGGTGGATCTCTCACTTCTAAAACTTTGCAAGTCAATAACACACTGACTCTTGCTGGTACTGATTCTACAACTATGACTTTTCCAGCCGCTTCAGGAACTGTTGTTACTAAAGATTCTACGGATCAGTTAACTAACAAAACTTTTGCTTCCAATACTTATTCATCCGCTACTACACTGACTACTGCAAACGACATAGTTTTTATTTCTGCCACAGTGGCTTGGACACTAACTTTGCCCACTCCTACTGCAGGTAAGGTTTTACATATTGTTAGAACAGACGCTACTGGTGTTGTTATTACCGTTGCTGGTCACATAAATAACGTTGCGTCCACTACTAACTCCGCTTGGTTTGCTGCTTCATCTGCACGTAAAGCTATTTTGGTATCCAACGGCACAACTTGGTATGCAACTTCTAACGGAGCGTTCTAATGGCTAATGCACATCCTTACCCAATAAAGATAGATCAAGGTGGTACCTGGACTCTTTCTTTTACATACAAAATTAACAATGCTGCTGTTAGTTTTAACGGTTTTACTGCTTCTATGATGGTTCGTAAGAACTACACGGATACTGATCCTGTTTTATCGTTAACAACCGAAAACGGCGGAATTACGTTGGGGGCTAATGGTTTGGTAACTATTACTGCTTCAGCTGCTTTAACTGCCACTATGCCTCCTGGTACTGGTGTTTATGATCTTGAACTGTACACAGGTAGTGAGGTTCGCAAGCTTCTTCGCGGTGATGTAACTATCGTGCCTGAGGTTACTCGATGAGTGAAATCATTGAAATTGACAAAGATAGCGTCACCCTGACAGTTGTTGACAATAACATCACTCTTGATGTCCAGACGTCCACTGTAAGCCTTACAACGGCTTCTGTGGGGCCTCAGGGGCCTCAGGGGCTTGCTGGGTCTAATGCCCAGTCTTTCCCTGTATTCTCGCTACAGGGGCAGATAGCGCCTTACACAGGTACTAACAGGTTCTATTTTGAGAACGCTTACACGCTTACAAAGATTAGGGCTTCTGTAGGAACGGCACCTACTGGGTCTGGAATTGTCGTGACTGCTTTTATTAATGGTTCTTCTGTAGGTACTGTTACGATTCCTGCTGGCAGTAATAGTGGTACCACAGTGGTATCAAGTGCGCTTGTAGCAGGGGATTATGCTACGATTTCTATAACAAGTGTCGGGTCAATAGTTGCTGGGTCTGACTTGACTGTTTCATTAACAATTGGCTAGGAGTTGACATGGCACGTATTTCCACTACAGAGGCAAACCAAGCCCTATCTACTACAGGTTGGGCTTATGTGTCTTTGCATTCTGCTGATCCTGGCACAACGGGTGCTTCTGAGCTTTCTGGTGGCACGTATGCACGCGTAGCAGTCTCGTGGAGTACCCCAGCATCAGGAGCAACTTCTAATACGGGTGCTTTGACAATTAACATTCCGGCATCAACTACAGCGGCTTACTTTGGTGTTTGGTCTGCTTTGACTACAGGTACTTATTACATTGGTGGCGCGTTGTCGCCAACTATTACTACTGGCACTTCAGCAGGTACGGTCACTATTGCTGTTGGCGCTTTGTCGGTCACTGCGTCGTAATTTTGAAGGGAGGTAATCCCTCATGGCTGTAAATGTTGTTGGCACGACTTTAACTGCATTTAACACTAGTTCCTCAACACCAATTACTTTTACTATTCCTGCGGCAGTTACCCCTTGTCTTGCAGTTGTTGTTTACGATGCTGGTATTAACGTTGGTTCTGAACCAGTTACATCTATCACAGACACTGCAAGTAATGTTTATACAAAAGTAGGCCCTTCCCTATTTCAGGGAAGTGTTCCTACTGGTATGACTCATGGTGTTTATACAGGAAAAATAGCCACAAGTGCTACTGCAGTTACAGTAACTCTTAACGGTATTGCTGGTTATGGTGCTAAATCTGCTTTAATGTTTTTCCTGCAAGGCGTTAACTATGCAACTCCTGCTTTTACTACAAAAACTGCTGCTAGCACCACAGGTGTAGGTTCTCTAGTTACCCCACCAGCTAGTAATGGTGACCTTGTTGTCATGACAGGCACAGCTACAGGTACGGGTATTCCTCAATCTGGCGCTAGCGATACTACGAATGGCACGTGGGGTACTGTAACTAACGTTTATGCCGTAGGCGGATCTATTAACGCTAACCTTGCCATTCAAGCAAAAACTATTACTTCAGGTACTAACGTAACACAAACGGGTGTAATGACAACAGCTGCAACTGTGTCTTACTCAACAGGTTTTGCTTTAGTTTTTCAAAGTAACGCATCTAGCGGTACAGGCGCAATTGGGTTAAACGCTAGCGTTCCAGGACCTAAAGGTGCAATTAGTTTAACTGCAACGGTTACTAATGCGCTTAAGTTTTCTCAAACTGGTTCGGGTTCAATCGGGTTGGTTGCGTCTGCTACAAGCGCACTGCGTTATCCTGCTACTGCATTAGGAGCAATAAGTCTTACTGGCACATCAAGCAATGCCAGTGTCAAATACACATCTACTGGTAGTGGGTCATTAAGTCTTTTAGGGGCATCTAATGGCGTTGCTTCACTTACTGGCACTGCTGCTATTGATTTAATTCTTTCAGGTTCTGGCTCTAAAAGAGACCTTTTTGTTGGCTGGGGCATACCTTTGTGATAGGCTTTTGCTGACCATTTAACCTAGGAGTAAAAACATGGCCATTGATTATGACGCTTATCTTTCTGCAGATCAGAAGAAAGCAATTGTTGAAAACCGTCTGCAGCAGTTTGCTTCAGAGGCGTACCAGACTGAATTGAATCAAGAGATTCAAAAGCGTTCTGGTAATGATGAAGTTGCTGCTGGATATGAAGAAACCTTGGCGCTTATTGAAGCTGCTATCGAGGTTCATGCCGAAGAGCTTGCAAAACTAGAAGCATAGACCTGTTTTTGGGCAAAAAAAAAGACCACATGGGGCGCTCCCGAAGGAGCGCCCCATTGGTTTTTTATTTCCGTCACACGAAATTGTAATAGCCAAACAGCCTTCAAAGGTAAAGCGAAACAAAGACAGGCTTTTTTATGCTAATCTGCTTAACGCCCAAGTCAAAACGTTAAGCAAACAGGCTGTCGTTCACGCGATAGGTGGCGCGTCAGGCGTTCACTACAATTTACGGAAACGTGACAGCGGGTGCTGTCATCTTAGGCGGTAAGCCTAAGTCTTTTCCAACAGGATCGTCAATGTAGAAGTCGCTAACTGGCATTGGTTGTACTGCTGGTCGTGGTGTAGGCGCAACTGGCGTAGCAGGCTTAGCAGGCATTGGAACCGATAAAGGTCCTTGTCCTTGCTTTCCGCCACTAAACCAGATTGCTATTTGTCTTAATGCGTCGAATACCGTGAGAACTCTAGTGAGAACTCCTGCGGCATTTCCAAATTGATTCAAGCGGTCAATGCCTGCAGGTCCCTGAAACTTTGCCCAGGTAAACCCGAAAACGGTGATTGCGCTTGCTGCCAGTAAGAGGCCCATTCTTCTCCTTGGTGTGCTGTGTCGGCAATTACTTGCCAACCGTCGTAGAAACGATTGACTGCTGATTGCCATGTTTGCTTGGTCATATCGTCCATGTATTCTTCAACCTTGATAGGGTACCTATAAAGATTTTCAATCTTGGTCGATATTTGTTCGTAAATGTTACAGGTACATGCAGCTCTGTAGTCAGTTGAACGAGCGCAACTATCGTCACATGGTACTCCGTCAATGGTGCACCAGCATTCCGACAGCATGCCTAGGTCGGTTTCTGTTTGCAGCTTTCTTATTGATTTTTGCAAAGCAATTGTTCTTTCTTGCGTGAACATAGGAACAACTGACCATAAAGGGGCAAGTCCAATAACGTTAGACTCGCCTACTCGAATGCGATCATCATTAGGGTAGTAAGACATTCTATCTGTTTCAGTTTCATAGTTCACGTTATTGAGTGACCAGCGAAACTCGTCTATTGCTGAGTTAACGTGAGTTAACGCAACTGCCGGATAGTCGATGTCAAAATTCTTAATGAAATCAATGTGTGGAAATTCATTAACCATTATTGATTTCCAAGTAACTAAACTAGGAAATAGCCAAGGGTTATTGTCGTTTTTATATACGGCTTGCACGTGTGCATCACCGTAATAACCACAACAGCATTCTGGATCAAAGAGATGACCGACGTGTAATCCCACACCTTCGGCTCCTGGATTCAGCATGCTCCACATTGTTCCGTCGTCAATTGACTGGAATCGCATGTAACCTGCGTACAGTTCTTGCGCGAATGGTGACAGGTAGGACGGGTCGTCTTCACGACCCGTCCACCCTTTCATGCCCCAGGGCATTATCACTTCTTCTTTTTGTTCTTACTCTGGTTTTGGTTGCGAGGACCTTGTGGGCGAGGAGCCTGCGGCCTAACCAATTCTCGTACGGCTTTTTCAGCGACTACGAGTTCCTGAGCGATGTGCTGTTCAGCAATTTCAGTAGCTTGGGCAGTTGTTACATTGCCTTCTACTTCTACGTGAACAACGCCATTGGCAATGTCTACAATCTCGGAGATTGCGATGGCTTCTTCGATTGTCTCTGACAAGACCTTAGCTTGAACGCCGTTAACAATCTCGTCGCTCTTGAGTGCGAGGCTGATGCCTGCACCCAGCATTGCTACACCAGCTACGCAAAGGATTGCTGGCACGCCGCCTGCTAGGGCAGCAACAACGTACTTGCCTGCGACTGGGATAAGCGAAGCAAAGGTGCTAACTAGGCCACCAGTGAACTGGTTGACTACGAAACCAACACCAACAATAGAGGACCAAATTGGAACAATGGTTGCGGTAATGGTGTGCTCGAAAGCGCCCTTAAGAATACGACCAAAGTTGGCTGTGTATGATCCAACCTTCATCCAAGCACGCTCGCGGAAGTCAGTTACCTTGTAACCAAAGTTTGCCATCTTTGAACCAGCAGACGCATTAATCTTTCCAACACCCTTAGCGAGTAGCTGGAAGCCGTAGTCGTAAATGTCTGTTGACTTACGACGAATGCTACCAAGAATGCTAAATGTCTTCTTGATAACAGAACTGATAAATCCGGTAACCATTCGGTAGCCGGACTTGGTAGCGGTCAGACCGCTGATCAGTGCACCGCCAAGGCTTACAGGGATGATTCCCCATGAGCGACGCATGAACGTCACAGTGCTTGCAATTCCCTTGCGGGATGAGGCGACTAGCTTCGTTGCGAGTGAACGCAAGTAATCTAGCTTAACGGAGGCCGCGTTGCGGACCTTAATGACAGTTGCCTTAGCATCTGCCTGCGCACCTGTTGGTGCCAAAGTGGCTGTAGCCATTTTGTTTTCTCCTTGTGAGTGTTTTGTACGTACGTACTTGGTTTTAGTTACTTCTGTTTCACTAATTCCCCTAGATGCTCAACCGGGGAAGTGGCTGAGCATCGTAGGCAATCAGCGCTTGGAAGGCTTGACGACTTCTAACGCGATGAGCAGTTCTTCGTACGACACATCTAAAGCCGCACACAACGGTGGCATCATTTCAATGCTTGGTCGTGTCTCGGCGGTAAAGTATCGATACAGGTTGCCTCGGTTGATACCTACAGCGTCTGCAACTTCTTGCAGTGAAGCGTATTCAAGTAGCGCCATGCGATCGCGCAGCCACTTCATGATTCGCTTACCTTGGTTGTTCATTGCCATTTGTTACTCCTTTTTGTGATGTGGATGGCAGTCAATGCACACGCAAACTTCTTTGTCGTAGTTTTTGATGGCATTTTTTATTTGCATAGAAAAATGGCTGGTGTAATCTTCCACCAGCCGTATTGCGTTGTCTTGCGTGTCGTTAATCATGTCAGTAAGTACACCGCGCATGTCGTTAACGATTTTGGAAGCTACAGCCATTGCCGCTTGTGGCGGCAGGAATGACTCTAGGTGATGCACAACCATTTGCTCGATGTTGTCGAGAAATTCTGGGTTGAGTGTATCTCGTGTTTTGCTAGAAAAATTACTGAGCATTGCTTTACCGAGCATTTGGTTTTTGCGCTTCTCTTTTGTAATAATTTCTGTAACTGCAGATGTTGCCATGTTTCTCCTTAAATAGAAAAAGCCCCGACACGGTTTGTGTCAGAGCTAAGATGTCTTGAGGTTTGTCCGGTCACTCTCTGTGTGACTTAGGTTATCCTTCTAGACTGCATTTGGGTTAGGTGTGCCCTACCCGAATACATCTATTATAGCACAGATGAACAACGCGATGCAAGTTAATGTGAGTGGTAATTATTAACTAGCTCGTACCACGCGTCTTGTTCTGTCTTGGCAAGATCAACATGATCATTGTGTTCTTCGGTTTTTGATTTAACTGTATGCACAACAGTTATTGCAACAACCGTTACTGCGCCTAAAGCAAGAAACATTATCATGTATTTGACGTTATCATTCATAACTCTAAACCTCAAATATTTCTTTTAAGTTCTTGATGTGCACGTCAAGCTCATCAATTAACTCATTAAGGTTAGCATCACTTATTCCAGTAGCGTCTTCAATTTCTTGCTGAATGGTGTTGATGTCGCCTAAGTGCGGGCGAAGGCAACGCCAAGAGTTGAACCTTTCTGCTGAAATTTCTGCTTGCATTTTCCAAGCAGCAAGACCATCTTCTAAGTCTCTAATGGTGTGGCGCTTGTAGAGATGGCATGCAATTGATCCAAGAATAAAAAAGATAATTGCAATGAATGGTGTATTACTCATTTAATTACTCCAATTTTTGTAAGGTAGGCAACGCAAAATTCAGTGAGCCTGTCTTCTGCGCTTTTCTTGTCGTTCTGAAGGATTGGTATCAAGTCTTTATGCTTTGCCAGCAGGATTGCTAGTTCAGCCTGAGATACCTTGGGTTTCTTGATTATCACTCGGCACTCTCCGTACTTGCTGACCATTCTTTAAGTTCAGCTTGTACGCATGACGAGCAAACATTGTTATTCATGTAGCGACTGTCTTCGTATGTCTCTTCGCACTCAACGCAAGTAGCTTCTTTTAGGATTACATCTTGCGTTAAGTTTCTGGTAGATACGCTGTCTTGAATAATGTTGTATTCATCTACCCACACTTGAATGTAAAACGGTTCCACATACCAGTTATTTTCACGAGCAATAGTTGCCCAGTGATTACGAGCTGCTTCAATGTCTTGACCAAACTTACTTGCTTCTAACTTTATTTGGCCTTTGCAGTGTGGTGAATCCCAGTCGTTGTGGTACTGGCATTCGATGGTGTCTTCGCAAAACTTACATTGAGCAACCATTGCGTTTGGCTCACCACAGCAAACTAAACTGTTGTCGGTAATCCAAACATACTTGGTTTGGTCGATTGCCCATGCAGGCTTTTGGTCTTGCTGGTCTTCCATTATTTTTTCTAGAACGCCATGATCAGCCATTGCGCTTCTCCTTCATGATGTGCAGTTGGGTGTCTAAATGTTTGATTGCTTCTTCTAACTGAACCATTAGTGCTTTGGCCTCGTTAAACTTTAGTGAAATCTGTGAGTAATTGACCTTAGCGTGGCCTTCCCACTTTTTGATTTCGATAGTGACAATGCCTTCAACAAGTCCGTCTGGCGTATAAACGGTTGAGCCGACTGCTTCTTTGAATTGCGTGCGTTCAGCCTCTTGCATAATGTCTAACTTGTTCTTATTCACTTTCGTGCCTTTCTCTATGGAACATGCGATGCATGTCGCGTTGTCGTGAGGAAGTTTGTCGATGTGTAGCATCAAATCATCGAATGGATTCTTTTTTGGCGTGTACATGTCTCTCCTAATGTAAAAACCCCCTAAACCGTGTTGTCTAGGGGGGTGTAGTGGGTGTTACGCTCTGCGTCCGCCACAGTTAGCGGCGCATGTATTGCGGTGGTAGTCATAAGTGCAGTCTTCAACAACACCAGTGCGATATCGGCAGTTTGCTTTGCATTCGCCAAACTCGTGCTTTTGACATTCAAGCACTTCAGTTTCTTCCGGAGTAACTGCACAAATTTCGCAGTACTTTGAATCGTGCTCTTCGCCGCGCAAGTGCGCAAGTGTCATTTTTTCTTTACGCTGCTGAATGGCCAGTTCGGTCTTTTCAATAGCGTCTGTAACTTCTTCAAGAACCTTGAAGATTTTCTTGCCTATGCCCATGATGATCTCCTAATCAATCTCTGCGCAGTTACCGCACCAAGTATTTCTTGATGCTGTCTTGCATGTGCCGTGCTTGTGTATTGTGTCTTCGTGTTCAGGGCAATGGCAACAGTTGATGCAATAACCCTGATCTGAGTGACATGCCCATACTTCAACGCTTACGCGTTCACAGAATAGGCATTTCTTGTCGTTATTAACAGCGCCTTTAATGTCGCTCTTAATCTCTGCTAATTCTTGCTTTATCAAGTGATAAACAACAACTAGCATGACTGGTAGTAAAACAATACAAAATGCTCTTTGTATGTAGGTAGCTATTGTCCAGCCCATTTATTCACCTCTTACTTTGTGGTCGGAATCCTGATACTTTTCGTGTCGAGGATTTTCGAAGTATTCTGCAATTGAAATGTCTACCAATCCGCTAAGCGAGTGGATAACATCCATGTGATTTGCCTTTGTCATGTCAAATACGTTGACGTATTTGATTGGTTCGTACTCCCAAGGAATGATGGTGATCGTAACTTCTTGATCGTAATCAATTTCGGCAGTTACTTTGTACAAACCTCTAAGTGGTTTGTACGTTACTTGAGTTTCGTAGGTTTCTTGATTTGTCATGATTTTCTCCTTATTTACCTGTTTTACGTAATACTTGCTTAATCCAATAGATAGGACTACCAAGTAATACGCGCAATGTAATAGCTGAAACAGCGATAACTGCGATTTGTGTGTGTGACATGTTTTTCTCCTGTAATAGAAAAACCCACCAAACGGGGTGTTTAGTGGGTTATTTTCAGGCAGCACAATAACTGCTTGAATACTTCTATTATAGCACACTTACACACCTATTTGCAACACATAGGAACAAAAAAAAAAGAGTAAATACCCATTAGGCTGTAAATACAGTAAAACTGGTCATTTACTGTAGTAAGGAGGGTGGTTTTCCGTGTTTCCCACCCTCCTTACGCTTTTATTTACAGTTTAGACACAATACTTAGCGCCAAAGACTTACTTGGATCAACTCTTGTAAGGGTACGACCTACACGAGTATCAAGGTTGTGTGCTGGCTGGAAATGGTCAACCATTTCAATAGCAGCCTGCAAAATGCCCCATTTAGTGCCTGCAATACCCTCGCATGTAGGACCTGTGTACAGCTCAATGAACTGTGAACGCCTATTGCTCATGTTTCGACGCTGCAAGTCTGTCATGTTTGTTGAAAACGGAAGCCACTTGTCCATAAAATCCTCAACTTCTGGTAGCCAAACTGGATATTTGGCAAAATTAGTTGCCATAACTTCCCAGTCTTTAAAAGCCCCAATGTTTGACGCAACTGCGATACGTGCCTGCTCAATACGGTCAGCCCAGTTGTTTGTGTGGCGAATAGTAAACACAAAGCCGTGCTTGTCCATTTCTCGCTCAGCAATTGCTTGGGTGTTTGCGCAAACTACGCGAACTGCCGTTGGCCCTAGCTTCATTCCGCCCAATCCATCATGGCGTGAAACAAACACCATGTATGGGTATGTTTCTGATGGATCACCTGGCAAACTAATTGGTTCGTCTAGGTACATGGTGGCAATGATTTGCTTACCGCCGTGAAGGCTAATGAGGGTTTCAAACTTGAGGTTTGATGTGCCTTGAATGTGACCATTCATTACATAGTCAATAATGTTGCCAAACTCCCCGTTTCCAATGACTGCGTATGAGTCTTTTTGAATGGAAAGAATAGCCCCAGTGTCGTTGCGGGTAATGCGCTGCCAGCCGTCAATCTGCTGATAAGACCTGTTGTAGACCGGTTGACCTTCCGAATCTGTGTCTAGCGCATAGATTGGTGATGATTCAACATCCCAAGTGAGTCCTGCGAACTCTCGTGCTTGCTCAAATGTTCCTGGCCAGTCTGGCAGTACATTGCCTAACTGATGCCACGCCGGCTGGCGTACGAACATTCCTGATTCAAAATGGTGTGCCATTTTTATTCTCCTTAGAGATTGATTGTGTGTGTGTAGTTGAAGCCACAATTTTTAAGCAAATCGTTGGCATGTCTTTCGGCATCTGACCAAGCAGTTTCAGTGTCAAATATTCTTGACAAAATGATGTGCTTGCCCCAGCCAGTTTTGTTCTTTTGGATTACCCAGTATTTACCAGATACGCCTTGTGTTTCGTCGTAATCAACTTGAATGATTGAATCATCATTCTCCCTGATTGCTATTTGCTTTCTCATCTTTAGCCTTTCCGTACCTTTGAGCAAAGGATTCATAGTCTCTTAGCCGTTTTTGATGTTCTTTTTCTATTTCACTTTTAATGTGAATAGTTTTCCAGTGTCTAGCAGCTTCTAATCTTTTTTCGTCGCGAGTAGCAACTGATTTAATACCAGCATTAAGAACTAAATCTTCAATATCTAGTTCTTTGTCAAAGCATCCCATACGGCGAAAAAACTCATCAGTAAAAGATTGCACGTCACTAATTACATGCTTACCATCAAAATAAATGTCTCTAGCATGTCGATTCCAATAATGGTCTGAATTATCTTGCGTATTAACTACAATACGCACCATTAATGGCGGGTCTTTTGCTAGCGGATCAGAATTTGACTCTCTAAAAACTTTTAATGTCCAAAGTTTTCTTTGTGCTCTGTGCGCATATGTTACTTGATGATAACCAAAATGATACTCAACGCTAGGTATTGTTCGCGAGTCTGTTTTTGGGTCTTTTATTTCTCCAAAATAATTGGATTCATCAATTGCTTCTAGTATTTCTTCCGGTGTCATCTACATCCTTAGGAGTTTGATAACCTGCATATTCACCATCTGGCGTGAGAATAACTAACCAGTGGTGCGTAAGGTTTAGTGGTGTTGTTTTGGGGTCGGCCCAAGAGCGCACCATAAATCCGTCATCGTATGATTTTTGTGGATTTAAGTGAACGCTATTGGTGCCTAGGTTGTGACATTCATGGTGTAGAGCTACTACGTTGTCAAGGTCGTCTTTTCCGCCTTGTGAACGTAGTTTGCGGTGATGCGCCGCCCAGTTTTCAGACAACACACCACCGCAAAACTCACACATACCTTTACAGCGTTCATAAAGCGCTTTGCGGTTGATTGTCACGTAACAAAGCCGCCTAGAGCCATTTCTGATCTAGTCATGGCTGATAGTGACCTGGCTACGTCAATACGGGTTCTTACACCGTCTAGACGGGCTTTAGCGGCTCTTAGGACCTGCTTGGCTACTTCTGAGTCCCAGCGTTCTTGCTCGGACGCTAATAGCGCTACAGTCTCTTTGACTGCCACAGCCCCAGATGCTTCCATGAATGCCCTAGCGTACGCCAGTTTGTAGGTATGTTCTGTTTCTACAGCGTGTGCATCGGCCTCTACGAGGTCTTCTGTGGCTTGATCTAAATCTGCTGACAGCAAGCTAAGGTCTCTGGCTATGGAAATTAGGTCTGTCATTTCCTTTTGCTCAATTCTTTTAATAGTTTGGCAATGATGTCAATCAGATCTTCAACAATTTCATCGTAAACACTCAAAGTTGGCTTGGCATCCTCTTTGTGTTCGCGCTTACCTTCAAACCATTCATCGTAATGATCAATAGTTTTAGGCTTGTTATTCTTGTAGTTATTTTCAAATTGCTTGTCTGGATAACGGTTTTTATTAAAAAACGGCACTTTGGGCTTGTCTTTATCGTTATCATCAGGTACATTTGGTGGTGGAGTCGTGTTGTTCTCGTCCATTGCGGTTCTTTCTCCTTGTGTGTGTTGAGTGGAAGGCCCCCTAGTTTTCTAGGGGGTCTTTTACATTACTGCAGTTATCTTAATGTCTGAGCAGTGATTTTCCAATTCTTCTTCAACTCGTTCTGAAGCTGTTTCTGGATTTGGAGCATCTAGTGTTACTCGAACTATTGCTTCGACTTCGTATGTCGGCATGGTGTTTCTCCTTTCATTTCTTGACACGGCTTCCTCTCTGTGTATGCTAGTAGTACACACCGACAGAAAGGACTGACATGGCGCTCACACTTGACGCACCAACTGTAAAGAAAGAACGAATCTGTTCTTTACAAAAACTCCGCAACAAACTTGAAGCAGAGGATCAATCCACACTTGATAGTTGGATTGAAAACAAAGTAACTCCTTACAAAGTATTTATGGCTTTGAAGAGGGAAGGTCATGCAATCGGCAGGCAAGTAGTCTATGAACACATGAACGGATGCTGTATCTGCGATGGCTCTTAAAGATTTTGTTGACATGGGCCCTGGTAGTCCAGATCCTAGAGGAAAGCACCCAAACATTCCTAAAGGCTGGGAGCCTCGCCTTGAATGCGATAACGCTACTGGCGGCTTTCTTGTCACCAAACCTCGCGAGGCGTCACAAAGCGACCCCAGCACTTTGGAAATCTTTGACCAGTTTGGGTTAAACCCAGATAACTGGAAGATTACTAACTTACGCCGCTCTACTTGGCAAAACCATGCCGGTGAGTGGCTTGAGTCATATAGGGCTACTTTTGTTCCTCAAACAATGTATGGTGCTGTTCTTAAAGCAGATGCAGACGAACTTATTAAAATGGTTAAGTCACATAAGCCGGGAAAGAAGCCAGCGCCCACTGGTAACGCTAGCGGTATCTTTGCTGTTGGCGATACCCAAATCGGTAAAGTAGACGGCGGAGGCACTGAGCAGATACTGCAAAACACCCTCAGTCGTTTTGACATGTCCGTAGACAGGCTCAAGACTTGGCGCAAACTCGGCTACGAGATTGGTGAAGTTATCGCACCTTGGCTCGGCGACTGTATCGAGGGCAACCAGTCTCAACATGGAGACGCTGCTGCCGCTGGGCGTATCGACCTGACCATTACTGAACAGGTCCGTGTATTGCGCCGTCTGATGATGTATCAAATCAAGACTCTCGCTCCCCACGTTGAGCGTCTCATTGTCCCTATCGTTCCGGGCAATCACGATGAGGCTGAGAGGCGCGGAAGCATTGTCCGAAGCTACACTGATTCTTGGGCAATCGAAGCAGGATCTGCCGTTGCAGACGCATGCGCGGAGAACCCGGAGGCTTACGGACATGTTTCTTTCCTTTTCCCTCATAAAGATGAGTTAACTATTACTTTAAAAACTAACGACACCATTATTGGTATGGCTCATGGCCACCAGTTTGGCAAAGACCCTGTTAAATGGTGGCAAGAACAGTCACACGGCAGGCAACCAGTAGGTGAAGCTCATATTCTACTAGGTGCTCATCTTCATCATCATAAAATGCAAGATTGTGGCAAAGATCGTGTGTTTATCCAAACCCCTGCGCTTGATGGTGGGTCCACTTGGTATCGCCACCGCCGAGGTGAAGTAAGTAAAGCTGGTCTGCTAACCTTTGTAGCATCCAACGGTACATGGCAGGAAATGAGCATTCTCTAATGAAACGGCAAATCGTCATCAAACTGTTTGGTGAAGAGATTGTTAATGTTCTCATAGACGAAACTGAAGACGAAGCAGAGGAAACAGAAGAAGTTGAGTCTAATGGGTCTAATAGCATTGAAACGGCCATTTCAAGTTTAGGAACTATTGGCTTTGGCACGCCTTGGTCTGTTGAATACTGGGATAACGAAGATTAGCTATTCGTCAGGGTTTTGCGAAACCATTCCTGTTGTGTCGGTTGATAAAATTTGTATAGCGTGCCAGTTAACTAACAAGCCAGATGCGACAGTAGTTTGGGTTGCTGACGCATTGTAAATGTAGATGTTAAAAGCACTGCTGTTTACTGTGTTAACTCTAGGCACTAAACTTGCTGACCCAGTTAAAATATTGCCAAAAGATACGGTAATAATTGGACCTGTTGAAAACTTTGAGTTAATTCCAAATGTGCTGGCAAAGTTTACGTTAATTGCTCCGCTATTGCCACCACCAGCAATTGTCATTGCTCCGCAAGTTATCTGACCAGCGGCAATAGTGTAGGGTAACGCGCCGGTTGCCACCCACACACCATTTTTTAAAACTAACGTATCTCCGTCAGTTCCAGATGCACCAATGTCATTTAGTTGATAAATACTATGTGTGTGTCCTTCTGGGCCTGAGGCTGGAAGGATGCGCCCTCGGTTGCTAAAACTCATTACAGTTCCTCGTGATCAATCATTGGTAATTCAGATACTCGCTTAAGCGCTGCAACATATTCTTCAGATGTTCCTGCTACAACAATAGTGTTATTAGTAACAGTGCTTGAAGGAATAGTTTCCAATCCAAGGACTTTGGCTCTTGCTTGAATAATTTTTAGTGCTGTTTCAATTGCTTGACGGTCACCACCAATAGCATCATTCCAAATTGCTTGCTGGAGAGTATCCAAGCGATCTACTTCCATGGCTAACATAGTGCGCTTAGTTCCTTCATCTACAAGTTTGGCAGCTTCTTTAATGCGGTTGTGCACAAGCATTCCTGCTTGTTGTTCACTAATTTTAAGATCTTCTGCAATTTGCCACCAAGAAGCGCCCGCTTTGCGCATTTGAAATGCTTTCATGGCTAAAGCATTTTGCTCTTCCTGCAGTACAGCAGCGCTATTGGCTTTTTTAACACGCGCAACGCTTTTGCTTGGTGTTTTCTTTGCTGCGGTCATTTCTTTCTCTTTCTAGGCGACACAAACTTTTTATCATCATAGTCATTCATAGCGCCTTTAAAGTTTCCTTTGTTGCGGGCTATGGCTGCTCTTCGTTCAAAACTTGTAAATCCACCCCATACACCAAACTCTTCTTTGCTTTTTAGTGCAGTAATTAAGCAATCTCTTCGTACATCACATTGATTACAAATTGTTTTTGCTGTTTTTATTTCTTGTGAAGTCATTGGTAATTCATTTTTACCGTAGAACAGTTCGGATGGCATTCCGTTGCAGTATGCGTCGTCACGCCAATCTCTGCGAGCCATATATTGCCAGGCAGGTGGCGTCGATTGCGTCTTGAGGTTTTTTGAGATGCTGGCAGGCGTCATAGTAATTAGGATGCTTGGAGGCGAGCCATCTTGCGACGGCATCTTTATCCGAGTGTCCATTACCAATTACCGCCTTTTTCCATGATGAAGGTCCTATAAATATTACTTCTGAGTCTACTCTTTGAGCGGCTACTGCTAAAGCACCAGCCACCATTCCCATGGATATGCCTGTACGAATGTTGCGGCTAGCGCCCTGAATTGCCTGCTCAATAACAGTCAACTCAGGGCACGTAGCCCACATTTGGTCTGTCAACCAATCAGACAGGACTACAAGGTTTTTGACATCATCTTTACTGGTCAAAATGAGTTCTTCAAAAACCATGTGACTAGGGTGTGAGTACGCAATGCGCCTTACGCCATAGTCAACTCCTGCTGAATCCATACCTTATTTCTACCAGTTACCGCGATCAATGTACAATACGACGCCCAGCAGTAAAGCTAGAACAATTCCCAAGAATACGTTAAACACGTTTTTCTCCGTCTACTGGTGGTCCCCACGAAGTCCATGCTTGTGGTCGCCAGGCGACTCGGCAAATCTTATTGTCAAATACAGTGATTAATAGTTCGCCACCCTCAGGCGACGGAATACTATCTTGATCATCTAAATTGACGACAAAGGTTGACATTACTTCTTGGTTAATCATCTTGATCATCCTCTCGTCCAGCATCTTCGTTATCCTCCCGTGCTTCTGCTGAGCATTCCCAGCAGTTGATGATACTAGCAACACCGCCATGCCTACGGCAATTTGCGTACTGTTCGTCAGTTAATTCAATGTTTGTCATTGATGTCAAGCTTTCAACAAATCGCAAAGTTTTTGAATTTGCAATTCAGTAAGGCCTAAAGTTTCGCCTTTTTCATCTGCTTCACCGGTAAACACAACATTTCCTAGAATTGAATCAAACATTTTGTATTCTTTTTGAAACAAAAAAGTAGCAAAAACGTTTTGCGGTAAATTAATTATTTTGCCGTATTCATTTAGCCACATGTCTACACCGAGCGACTTTAATTGCACTCGCTCAATGTTTCCGTCAACTGCATCGTGCAATACGATGTGTGCATCATCTGCAGTAAATGTCTTAATTTCTGCATTCATGTCAGTAGTAATAACTAGCGCTTCTCTAACGTTGGTCACGATTTTCTCTCTTTCTGAGATGTTTGTTGGTTGTTATTTATTTCTTCGTCTAACAATTTAATTGTTGGACAAGGGTATAGCCAAGATCCGTCTACTTCATTCCCACAATGGGAGCAAAGCTGCAGGTCCTCTTGGTATGGGTGTGGGACTGGCTTGTGCAGTTCCCTTATTGGTGCGGTTACCAAATCAATCATTCTTTGATACACCATGTAGTGCGGCATGTTTGAGGCGCATGATATTGCTACCATGCACCCCTTGCCGTGAACATGCTTTCCGGCTGTCTTAATCATTGGGAAGACCAATCATTAAGAGTTTTAATAGTTGTACAGGGCCACGTCTCGTCATCGACCAAACAATAATCTGCATCATCTAAAGCAGGTTGAGCTCTATGCAAATGTCTAACTTGCCTAATTTGGTCAGACATTTCTCGGTTAAGAGAAGCGTATGGCTGAATGGTATCAAACAAATCAAGCGCTTCGCCCATGGTGTATTTCATTTCGTTCATTCTTGATCTCAAGTGAGCCAAGTAAACAATTGAATCGTCTATCTCTTCAATGGTTTCTCGAATAATTTCAGAAGGTTTTTTAAGTTCAATTTTTTGAACATTTCCTTCGTCATACTGATCAGCACCAACACCTAAAATTCTGGTGCGTAAACTGGCAATGATTGCTTCAATCTGGTCAGCTAAATCATTCGCTTTCATCTTTCCTCCATTTAACGGTTGGGCAAACTTCAGCCCAATTACAGTAAGTAAAGGCAGAGCCTTTTTGTTGAATGCAAGAAGGAATCATTAATGGCAATGTTTGTTCTTTGATATGTCCATGCAAGTTAGCCATGAGGTTATCAAGTTCAGCATCAATTTCTTCCATACGTGCAATACGGAATTCTTTCCATGTTGCAGTGTCCCTATTTTCATACACAATAGAAAAATGTGACAAATCCAAGGCTCGCATGTATGCGTGTGTTTGCATAAGATGAGCATGAACTGGAATGTTATCTTTCAAAATTTCAGCAAACTTACGGCTGTTGGTTGTTTTAAGTTCCCAGCCTGATCCATCACTAATTATTCCGTCCATAGCACCACGCAATTCCCATGGTTCGTAAGACACTTGAATTTCAATGTCTTTTAGCCAACCTTGCGAAAGACCGGCAAGTTGCCAACGGTAATGGCCCCAAGTGCCAGCATCCATAACATCATTACCGCCATCGCTGGTTTCACGCTGACCAATGCCCATGTAGGAAAACAAATGCTTACGTTCACACTTGTCTCCAATTAGGGATGGGCGCATACGACCCGCACCGCTTGCGCGATTACTATCTAACGAGTCTTTTGACAGCACTTCGAACAAACGTTCTAATGCTTCTGGAGTGACGACCGAACCGCCTTCTCTCCATTTGCTCATGCCAAACGTAACTGGCATGGCATCATTCTTCATTATGCTTTTCAGCAAATTAGTGATGCTCATATCAATGATTCTCTCTCTAAGCCCTTAAGGGCTCCTGCTTCGTGTAATGCCGCGATGATTCCACCGCATGCTTCTGGATGGTGACCTTTACCAAGATCCTTGGAGCCAGTCACTCTTTGTTTGCTTACTCGCCTCGCTAAGTCATCTAGTGAAGTGTATGGAGCATGTCTGACAATTTCGTCAGCTGCTTTATCGCCCAAACCTTTAATAGTGGTTAGACCTTTACGGATAGAGTTTGTTGTTGTGTCTGCTGTGTAACTTTTTGTTGAAATGTTTACGTGTGGTGGGAACAACTTAATTCCGGCCTCACGTGCTGCGGTAACGTATTGGGTCTCTTGCTTGGCACCCGAATAGGCGCGTAGCATTCCAGTCCAAAACGCTAATGGGTGATGAACAGCAAAATAGCCTGTGATGTATGCAAGAACACCGTATGCAGTGGCGTGTGCTTTGTTAAAGCCGTAACCAGCGTATGCGTGTAATGCTTCTTCCAACCAATCAAGGTCTTTTGCGTTCATTCCCTTTTCTGTACCAAGTTTTCTAATGCGCCCCATGAGGTTAGCCAAATCTTTAGCGGCTGTGCCTACGCTGGCATTAGATGCCTTGATAGCCTTGCGTGCTTTTTCAATCTCTTCATTGTCCAAGCCCACATTGCGCATAACACCAATAACTTGCTCTTGGTAAAGCAATACGCCGTATGTTTCTTTGGTCTCATCAGAGATAATCTGGTGTCTTTCTGGCAATGCCAGGCTTCCTTGACGACGATTGATAAAATCGTCTGTTGCGCCAGACTCCATGGTGGCTGGGCGGAACAAAGCCATTGCCGCAATGACGTCAGCAATCTTTCGTGGCTTTAGCCGCTTAACGCCCATTCGACTTGATCCGCCTTCTAACTGAAACAAGCCCATGGTTTTGCCTGCTGACATGGCTTGGTACACCGCTTTGTCATTAAGTGGAATAGTGTCTATGCTTATTCCAGTTTGTTCTCGCATGATTCCAACGGCTGTCAGTGTCTTAAGGCCAAGCAAATCAAGTTTGACTAGCCCTAATCGTTCAATGTCGTCTTTATCAAATGACGTAACCATAGTTTTACTGGAGGATACGTACTGCAGTGGTACTGCAGCGGCTGACTGTGCATTTGGTGCAACTAGCATGCCTGCTGCATGAACGCCATAACCAAGAAACGCTTTCTTGTCTGCAAGCATTTTCATGGTTTTCCACTCAGCGCTTGTCAGTTCTCGATTAGGATCTTCGCCCATCTTTCTGGCATTCATTTTCCAGCGAACCATTAGGCTTCCCTTCTGTTCGCCATCATCTTCGTTAGATAGACCCATTTGTAGCCATGTTCCAATTTTGATGGTGTAGAAGTTTTCACCTAGCCATTTTTCAACATCTTCTTTGCGCTCATGCTCAATGTCGATGTCAATGTCTGGTGGTTTTGTTCGGTCTTTGGATAGGAAGCGGTCAAACCGTAAGCCCCAAATAATTGGGTCAAACGATGTGATGCCAAGTAGCCAACAGATTAGTGAGCCTGATGCTGATCCTCGAATGTTGTAAAAAATGTTCTTGCTATCCATGTATTCACATACATTTTGAGCCAGCAGTAGGTAGCCTGAAAAACCAGCACCAACAATCACATCAAGTTCTTTGTTTAGACGCTCGTAATAAGCCTTTGACTTGGCAGTTTTGATGCTACCTTCTTCAATGCGTTTTTTGAGCAACGCATTTGTGGAGTCAGTCAGTTCTTTGTCGGGGTCTCCGGACACTGTGGTGTCTGGTACTAACAGTGAGAACTTGTCTAATTGTGGTATTACTACTTTAGCTTTGGATTCTAGGTCAGCTAGGCCTTCCATTCCGGCGTTAAAGATGTACGGGGGATGATGGTCTTTCATCCATTCTTCATCAGCCATGTGGTAGCCATCGCCAGGAAACACAGCGTCTTCTACATCGTTTGACCATGAGACTAAGCGTTTCATTGTGTCGTGTAACGCTTGTTCTTCTAAGTTGATGTAGTGCGAATCTTGACCAATGACCATTGGTAGGCCATGCTTTTGGGCTATTCGGTAAATGATTTCTGAATGCGCGTCGCTGTCTTGATCTTCTTTGTAGACTGCATGGTTTTGTGCTTCTATGTAGAACCCTGATCCGAACCAACCTGCTAGAGATGTGATTATGTTAGATACTTTTGTGTCAACATGAGAATCTGGTTTTTTGAGCATTTCGGATAGTAACCCAAACCAGCATCCTGATGTTGCCGCAATACCGTCTAAGCGCCCGTCTTCTGCGGCCTCTGCAAGGTCTGTCAAGTCAAGAATTGCTTTGTATGTTTTGTGCTCTGCCCAGTTTTTGTGGGCTAGGTTTGACATGCCTACAAGGTTGTAGTAACCCTGTTCTGTTGTGGCTACCATTCCTAAGTGCATTGTTTGGCGTTTTTGTGTTATTTTGTCAAACGAAATGTAGGCTTCAATACCTGGTAATGGTTTAATTCCTACTTTTTTACATTCTGTGTATAGTTGCGCGACACCGCCCATGTTTCCGTGGTCAGTTAAAGCAAGCGCTGGATATTCTAGCTCTTTTGCTTTTTGTACTATTGAACTAACTGACGGAAACGCATCTTTTGCGGAATACTTACTATGCGTGTGTACGCTCCAGTATTTACTCATTTTCGACCTGCGCTAGACCAATGATACGTGCCGTAATTGATTGGCTTGTCGGGGTGACGCTTTTTAATGTGTCTTGTAACAGATCCTGTTAAAAGTTCTTTATTGCAATAAACGCATTGGTTATAAGCCTGAGAAATATTTCGTTTATCCAACTTTGAAGGTTTTGGCATTTTTTCTCCTGAGATGTGTAGAAGACAAAGGAGGCTGCCCCGTAGGACAGCCCCCTTCGTTGTTACGTCTTAGACGTTGTGTGCTACTGCAAGTTCGATAAGAGTAGCGTGTGTTGAGCGAGGTGGAATGGATACTCCAGCCTTAGTCAGCAGGGTCTTGAGACGCACTGGTGATACTGCGCTGTACTTCATGCGCACATCTTCTTCGATGTCGATTGATGCAACTGTTTCCTCAAACGTTTCTGCAACTGCATAACTATCTTCTTCAATCAACTCGTCTTGTTGAGTGTCGCCGCTTAGACCGTTAACGTAATTTTCAACTTCCTTGCGGATGTCGCTAAATACCTGAACTAAGTCGTATGGTTCTGGCAAGTCCACTGGAGGCTCATCGCGCAATGGCTTTACGGACAGCGTGGTGGTTACGCCAGTACCTGATACGGTGAGCTGCCATGGGTAGGCAGTGCAAGTGAAGTTAGGATCCATTTCGCTGTACAAATTGAATGCAGTGAATAGTTCCTTGGCGCGTGCACCACTCATCTTGAGGATGATGTGCTTACCTTCTTCGTTGAGAACGTTAACTGCAACCTTGTCCGCAGCCTTTACAATACCGTCAACTGGCGGGTACTTGCTTGATGGTGCAACAAGTTCAAACAGCGGGTCAGTTCCACGGGGTCCCTTGCGACGCTTGCGCTCTCCAGTCTCAGGATCAATCACGATGATTTGATCGTTGACCGGGAATTCCTTGATACCGTTAGGTAGTTCAAAACCACCCTTGAGACCGTCAAATGCGGCTACTTCACGGTAGATAAACCAACCGTGATCATCGTTCATTGTGTCCTTGTCTGTAAGGAAACGAACAATTGTGGTGCCCTTGGCTAGTCGCCAAATTGGACGGTATGTTGTTGATTCTGACTTGGCGTAACCGTCAAGTCCTGCGAGTAATAGATCTTCATCCATTGGTGTGTAATCGATAGGCATGATTATGCTCCATTTTCTGTTTTGTTTTTCATTTGCTGTTGACGTCGTGCGTCAATGTTGGCAGCCAGAATATCTGCATTCTGGAATACCGTTTCTTGTGCTAGCGCAGAACAACGATCAATTGCTTCATCGCTGGTTTCTTCTGGTAGTACAGCTATTTGCCATTCTCCTGCAGCCCATTGTGTCTGGCCGTTTACAAGGAATGTGTGTGTCAGTTTGACTGTCAGTCGGTCCCCATCACTTACTGGAATGGGTTCGTAAACGTCTTCGTCGTTTTTACTCATTTGAGTCCTCACTCTGTTCTTTGACTTCATTTATCGAAACCCATGCTTTGCGGTCTTTGATAATGATTATTTGTTGGGCTAGTTCAGCCTCAAGTTCACCGTTAGTTACTATACGGTTAAATGCTGTCTTGTCCAAAACTTTCTTGGTTACGCGGTTGTAAAGGTCGATGTCGTTAGCTTTAAGAGCTGCCAAATCAACATCAGACGTTTCACTCCTGACAACTTTTGCTTTAAAAACGCGATTATCTGCTCTAAATTCGACTTGATCAAAAAGAGTTGAGACATAGCGTTGAATATCTTCGATTTCATGTTCAATTTCTGCTTTCTGTGCTTTGAGTTGCAGTAACCGATAAAGGTCTTTCTCGATTTCTGGTTCCATTGTTCCTCTTAACTTGTTGCGTGTTTTTTGTACGGACTGTTCAGTATTGTGTTGTTGATACTGGTTATCCGGTGTTGAGGTGATACATCACCTGGGTCGTTTGCACCAACTGTAGACCATTGGTGTGACAGAACTGGTGCTATGTCGTGTAGCTGGAATGTCGCTCTTTCTGACGCTCCCCATCCCGCTTCGTCATCGTCAAATGCTGCTATGACCAGTTTTGGTGCTAAGTCAGCAATGAGTTGGACTTGCGGTGAGTGCAGGCCTGAACCAAAGCAACCGAGTACGGTCCAATGGTCTGGTATGCCTGCTTGCTCTAATGCCATTACATCTCCGGCACCTTCGACAAGTACGACTACTTGCGAGGGCTTGTAAGCCCCGTAGAAGGTTGCAGAGGTTCTTACCCCTGCTGGATACATGTATTTGGCTTTCTGTCCTTCATGGCGTGTTACTACGCCTAGAAGTCGACCTAGTGAGTCGCGCATTGGATAGGTTGGCATGCCATTTTCATAGCTTGTACCGCACCGATGCTTATTGGCTGTTTCTTCTCCAAAACGCGTAGCCCAGTATTCACTTGGGCCGTGCGCGTCAAATAGATCTAGCCATGATTCTGGGTATGTTCGGGGTTCTACTTCCCCTGCCAGAATTTTGATGATTTCTTCAACGCTTGGTACATGTCCTTCGACTGTTCCGTTTGCTTTGCATGCGTGGCAATACCACACACCTTTGCCTACGTTGAGTGATGCTGATGCATTGCTATCGTCATGCACTGGACAACAAAAGGCTCTTTCTGTGCCTCGTCCGTGTGATAGCGCTTCATCTAGTGTTATCTTTTTCACGGTTATCCTAACTGCGACGCATCGCTTTCATCGTCTTCTACTTTCATTTCCGTGGCTCTGCTGATACTTAAATCACCTAGCAAACCGCGTCCTGGCTCAAATTGGGTAAACCATTTTGCTCCAGACTCACCGTGGCGGTATTTCGTCAATGAGTTGACTAGTACACGCTTTGAGTGTTGCTTGAGAGTGATTACTGCATCAGCATCCTGACCTAACGCATCAGATTGTGCAAGATGCTCGGTTCCTGGACTTCTATCAGAGTTACCGCCTGCACGGTTGATTTGTGCAGCGGCAATGATTGGTACGTTTCGGCTGAGTGCTACTTCTTTAACTTGGTTAGAGATGGTAGCCATTGCACGCCAGTCTTCGATTGCTCGTGATCCTGACGTTGTGTGCATTAATCCGATGTAGTCAATAATTACTAGTGTTTTTTCGTTTGCGATGGCTGATAGTACTGATGCATCACATCTTCCCTTTGTGGGGTCGTAAACACTAATTGTTCCTGAGTCTTGCGCCCATTCTTCGAGCATTTCCGAGCGTCTATCTAAATCTAGATTTGCCCATGGCTCTCGCCATTGTTTTAGTGCTACTCGGTGTATGCGGTCTAAGACTGACTTGGCTGGCATTTCAAGGCTAAAGAACGCTACGTCCCATCCGCCTTCTGCGGCTGATACGGCATGTTGTATTAATCGCCATGATTTACCAATACCTAGTCTGGCTGCAATTATCCACATGTCACCTGAGGCTATTCCGCCGGTGGTTGAATGTAGCATTCCTTGCGGTACAGGACACATTTCTAATTCGCCTATGTCTTCAAGCAGCGTAAGATCTGTGGCATCTACGCCCATTCCTACTGCTGGTTGAATTCGAGATAATCCGTCTTGAAGGATACCAATTGCTTCATCGTTTGCATCTTCTGCTAGCGATGCTGAAGCTCTAGACATTGTTTGCCTAAGTACACGGTTAGTGTGTGCTTCAGATAGTACAGATGCCGCCCAAACTGGGTTTGCTTCGGCAATGTATGGAAACTGTGGGTATTTTTCTTTCAAGATGTGGATTGGCGGAGCACCATGCGATACCTCTTGGTATTTCATGCAAAACTCATGAATTGGCTTATGGCCAATTATTTGTTCTGATCTAACCCCATAAATGCCTGGAATGTAGATTCCTGTATCTATTAGGGCTGAGATGAATTGTGCTTCTGGTGAATGGTCTGCTGATGAGCCATAATTTATCTGAGTGCTTCGGTCATTTACTAGATGAGCATAGGCATCCTTTTCTACTTTGTTGAATCTGCCCACTAAAGGGTCTCCATTTCTGTGTGTGTAACGCCAAAAAGCTCTCAAGCGTTAGAGTCGGATTACCGATACTAGTACCTGAGAGCTTATTTAGGGAAGTCTTTTACTGACTGTAAGAAGGCATACTGCCCCCTCCCCTTGTGAGAGCAATTATAGCAGATAAAAGTTAACAGAAACACCACATAAGAACTGAACACAAGGCATATTAGATAACAATTTCGTTATCAAAAGCAAAACACTGTGTTTACTGACCCCCAATGGTTTTGCAATTAGGTGACGTGTGATAAAATAAAGCGTCTAGCTGCTTGCTGATAGACAAACCTCAACAAATAACAATTCAGCAGATCAAGAGTTAATCTTAATCAACTGAAAGCGCGACAGCAAAGACGAGGAATTGCTGGCTAAGAGTTAATCAAAGCCTTGCAGGCAGCGGGAGACGTATATTTAGCAGGAAAATACAAGAATTCCGTTATATCTTTATATACAGATATACAGATATTCATATTCAGTTATATCTGTATTATGTATATATAGATATATACAGATATAGGAGATATTCATGGCTTGGCCACTTAAGAAAACACGTAAGGTCACATGTCCCTACGGGACTAAAGGTACTCAGTGGATGTCAGGTTGGCACCAAGGAGTAGATATTGGTGCTCCAGTTGGTGATCCAGTTTTTGCTGCAGCTGATGGAGTAGTTATCGGTGTAGGTATCTGGGGCAAGAGCTTTGGTAAATACTCACCGGTTATCAAGCATGGAAAGCATTACACAATTTATGCACATGTTGCTAAGTCTCTTGTTAAAGAAGGTGACAAAGTAAAGCTTGGTCAGCACATTGCTGATGTTGGCATTGAAGGTAACAGCGGTGGTCCGCATCTTCATTTTGAAACCCAGTACAGCCCTAACTGGACTGTTGGTGGTTCGCATGATCCTAAATGGCTTCTTGCTTACAAGGGTCGTCATCCACTAAAGCGTCTTATTGCTGCAGTCAAGAGTAAGTAATGAAAGTCATTGCTTGGATAGCTGTTGCATGGGCCGCAGTGTCTTTGTTTTTGTTGTTAGATACGTTGTACTGGATGAAAACTGGCCATAACTTTTGGTAATGTTTTCTTAGTGTGGGTTGCCTAGGATAAGCCTTCACTAACCTGCAAGACCCCTGTTGCGGTGCTCGATTTTAAACCTTTGAGCCCGGACAGGGGTTTTGTGCTTTTAGTAGCGTAGACCCTGTGAAATTAGTAGCGTAACTTGGAAAGTAACAAGTAAGTGTTACTATTGAAGCATAAACACCCAGTCCTCTGTTAATTCATGGCTGGGTTTTGTTATATTTGTTGCGTTGAAATGTAACAAACGTTACTTAAATGTTGCAATGTAATGCAAGGGGCAGGAAGGTTTCGACTAGACATTAAGACCACATGTTGGTAGTGTCTAGGACCAGAGTTCAATTCTCTGCTGCTCCACAAGGAGCCCGACCGTAAGGAAACACACGTGGTAAAAGCAAATTCACTACCAGTCATTGAAAAAGACCAGCAGCTAACAATTGAGTATTACGAACAAGATTTGTTAGACGTTGATAAAGAATATCCTCCAAGCAAAGTTAAAGAAATGCTTCACGCAAACATGGTCGTCAAAGTTAGTATTGGCGATGAAAGCAAGTATCAATTAGAAGGATACGAATTATTTAAAGTAGATGATTGGGGCGGCTTAACTTTTGTAGGCAAGCTTGTAGAAGCCATTCAGTCAGTCAGATTTAATCATGCTGCGTCTATTCATGAAGACATTTGTTTGGAATGCAAAGATGTTTGGCCTTGTAAAACAATTCAAGACATAGAACTTGTTTTTGATCAAGGTTTTTGGCAAGAAGGTTATCAAGAACCAACTTCAGTCGTTACTGAAGAAATTGACTATCACGATTATCATGCAAAAATTGCAGATACTCAGAAAGAATACAAAGCTCGTTTTGGTAGTTTGTATTCTTAGTAAGGCTCAGCAGTCAAAGTGTTACGGTAGCACATCGGTCTCCAAAACCGATAGCCTAGGTTCGACTCCTAGTGACTGTGCCAATGTAGTATTGACTGACCACCAATAGTAGGAGCACGAATGTCAAATGCGCCAGCGTTCAGTCTTACTCGTCCTCCCACAAATAAAGAAGAGTTATGGTGGACTGTCAAGACTCTTTGGGGTGTTGAATTACCTAGAGTGCAGGTGTGTCCAGATCACACAGCACCTTTTGATGCATTTGCGGAGGCTTATTTTGGTAACGACTATAACTGGGTTCTTTGGTATGGTTCGCGTGGCACTGGCAAAAGCTACATGCTTGCTCTTCTGGCACTTACTAAAGCGGCTCTTCTAGAAATCAATGTAACTCTTCTTGGCGGGTCTATGGCTCAGTCGCAGAACATTCAAGAGCACGTTGAGTCTTTGACACAGTTTCGTAATGCGCCTGTACACGCTATTGAAAGCATCATCAAGACACAGATTACGTTTACTGGTGGTAACTGGATTAGACCACTTCCGGCATCCCAAAAGACTGTTCGTGGTCCTCACCCACAAATGACTTTGCTGGATGAGATTGACGAAATGGAACGTAAGATCTATGACGCTGCAATGGGTCAGGCTATGACTAAGCCCAACGTACGTGGTGTAGAGGTAGCTGAAATGGTTGTCGCTTCAAGTACGTGGCAGAACCCTGTTGGTACATTTCAGTCTGTCATGGATGAGGCTTTGGCTAAAGGTATGCCTATTCGTACATGGTGTTATAGAGAGCAGTTGCGTCCTAATGGCTGGATGGACCCTGATTTTATTGAGCGTAAAAGAATGTCTGTTCCGGCTGAAATGTTCCGTGTTGAGTACGAGTTAGGCGAGCCTGCTGGTGGTTCGCGTGCGTTTGATTTGGACAAGCTTAATAGAGCATTTGTTGACATTCCAATTATTGATGAAAGGCAGGCGGGTAATGATGAGGAATGGGTTTTTGAGCATCCTATGCCTGG